TAGGGCGCTCATTGTTTTAAGCTTTTTCTTTTTTCTGAGTTAGTTTAGGGGGTGCCGTACGTGCGTGAGTGCACGGCTAGGCTCGGTGCGCAAGCCACTAAAAACGTTACAATCAATAACAATTAATACAATCAACTTAATTCAATCAACAATAATCTTATGTTGTAAGTTTAGATATATGATTAAACGCATAAACTTTATTAAACTATATCAATTTTTATCTCAACTATTAAAGCATTCCAATCAATTACATTGATAAATCATTAAGCGAATTCAATCCGTTTGCATTGCGTTTCGTGACTGCATTCGTTACCACATACACAACCAATCACATAACACATCAATACAACATCAACATAACAACATCAATCAATCATCAATCAACATAACATCAATGTATCAACACACAACAACACAACTAACACATCACAACATCAATCAATCACAACACAATCAACTAACTAACATCAATCAACAACTAAACATACACAACACACAACAACTTACTACACATAACTACATACAATCACATATGTACCTTGTCTTATATGACGCCTGTCAGCATGTCACTAACTTGTTACTCAACTACTACATTAATATACACACCTCACAGCACGCAATGTAAGCACGTCTAACGCATTGTATACACGACAGCTACAACCATACACAACTATATAAGACTTATCACACACAACTACATATCATCATACACAATTATATCAGTTATACATCTAACGTCATTGCTCAACCACATATCTTATTAGTACCAATCCAATACAATGCACCTAGCAAGCTGTGTAACGAATACCAATGCACCACAGTATAGTTATACCTGTCATGTTGCAACCTGTCTCACACACTTATATAGAAACACATACACACACACCATCACACAAGCCACACATTAAAAAACCGCACAAAAAACAGCACCCCTTATTTAAAGGTGCTGTAATTGCGTGGCTTAACTTTTTTATAACTCGGTGTATCTTAATCCATGTCAACATATAATCGTTCCCCGATTGTAAACACGTTATAAATGTCTGTATAGTCCAGCACTTGCATGTCGGTCGTATTATCCTCCGGGTAATAATTTTCTAGTGTCTCAATTATGAAACCATCTTCTGATAGTTCCGATTTAATGGCGTTAATAATATCGTTGTTGGTTAACTTGGTAACACGACTAAACTTATTAATTGCACCGTTATAAGTTCCCGGCGTTAGTTCAGCAACAAAGCCTGCATTAATATATTCTTGTAAGTCATCCATTGTTGCGCCTGCGTTATATTTACCATAGTCCTCAATATCATCATACCGCGTTACATTACTTAATGCGTCCTTAATTGTGTCATTCATTGTTATAATCCCCTTTTCTTTTCTATGTTTGTAATATAACATGGCCGGCACTTAATTGCAACCCTTATTTTAGATAAAATAAAAAAGCCGCATTAAGCGACTTTAATTACTACTTATTAGTTAATGTATGCTTAGTCCATTTAATACCCGCGTTAACATATCCGTGTTTCATTTCATATTTACTTTGCTTGCTACTCATGCGATATACTGTTATGGCAAACTTTTTAGGTAGTTTCTTGTTGTATAGAATACCGCCGTTATGTCGTACCGGCGTATATACCTCAACAGTCTCACCAGCTTGGATGTACGTGTTAAGTTTAAGTGCCTTTTGGCCGGCTGGCTTTACAATAACATGGTATTCTCTATCCTTATGAGTAGGGTTAGTAATCGCGACATTGGTATAATTCTCATGATTAACCCTTGTTAATTGTACCCCGGTAATACTAAACGCTTTTGCACTCGTTGTAAGTAGCGCAATTGTTCCTACAAAACTAACCGCGATAACCATAATCAATTTAATTGTTTTCATTTTATACACCCCTAATTTAAAATATCTTCAATCGTGTCATAATCTAATTCGCTGATTTTGTCATCATCATATAATACATAATCGTTAGAATCGTGTTTTAGTAACTCATTTAATAGTTCAATTACACGCCCACTATCTTCAAAGCTTTCGCTGGATAGGGTGTCAGTCAAATATTCGTATAAACTATTTACGTCAATAACCCCATATTGATAAGCTAATTCCTGTTGCTCGTCCGTTAACTCACCGTTATTTAATAATTCTTGAAACTTTTTGTTTGCTGTCATAATATGTCAGCCCCTTTCAATTGAATAACCTAATTATAAACCCTAATTGAATACCTTGTCAAGGATTAATTTTAATTGTTTCGCATGAAACAATTTATTTTGTCCTTACTTGATAACAAAATAAATTATAGCAAATTAACACATAACCGTCAAGGGCTTATTCAAATTAATTTAAATTAATTTTATATGTGTTTAAATGGCTGTATACGCCCGTTTAAGCACTTTTAAGGCTACCCGCTGTAATTAACTTGCATGTATGATTAAATCGCTGTAAACAAAAAAGAACTAGCTTAAACGCTAGTTCCTACGTTCTATCGGTTCCATACAGTGCGTTGAGTATTACTAATGCCTTGTGGGACAAAATGATTACGTGGGTCTGCATTACGCTTTTCGTCCGCTTTTGAAATACGCCGAACAGTGACGCTATACTTACCTGATTGCTTAACCGTCCATGACTGTTTAGCAATTAAAGCCATGTAGTACCATGTTGAATGCTTACCTTGCTTAACAGTGATACGATACATGTTTTCAGTTTTACCAGTATTGGTAAGCTTAACGGTATGCTGTTTAGTCCGAACTAGTGAATACGCATAATTGGGTTTACTTGCTTCTGCTTTGGTATTAATAACCATAACCGATAACATTACACCCGCAACAATTGCCATAACCACTTTTGCTACTTTACTCAATTTCATTTTAATAAGCCTCTATTCTTTTAAATTATTTACCTTGTTTAAATTCTTTAAACATCTTAATAACCATAACTAACCATACAATTAAGATAATTGTATATGGTACTAATGCGATTAATTCCGGTAATAACACTAACCACCAATTCCATGCAATAACTCCCATCAACTTAAGGACAATAAATACAACCGTTAATGCTTCTGTGAATCCCATCTCAACACCCCCTTTTAATTCTAATCCATTATACTGTAGTTACACCATCAGCACCACGATCGAAACTATTGTTAAGCCCATCTTCAACTTGACTATATAAGTCGTTATAGTCGTCAATGCTTTCTAAGTCAATATCTAACTCACTTAAAAGCACTTCTGCGTCAGTTACTCTAAGTGTATAGTTAGCATATACCTCACCAGCTAAATCCGAGTAAAATGCTTCTTCCATATCAAACGTATCATCTTGTAAAAGTTCAATTGCTGTTTCTAATTTCATAATGATAACTTCCTTTTCTTATTTAATGACTAAAGTATAATTACTTATTTACTGAATGTCAACAACTTTTTGAAACTTTTTTTGATTGATTACTCCTTGAAAGTATCAATATCCAAATCATAGCAACTGTTGATATAATCCAAGTTATCGCACAACTCATCGCTACTCATTAATTTAATGAGGGCTTGTAAGAACTCTTCAGTTCCTAGCATTTCTTTCATTTCGTCTACCGTTTGCATCAATTCGTCTTTTGTCATTTTGAAAACCCCTTTTCTTAATTTGTAACCCAAGTATAATCACTTATTTACTCAATGTCAATAACTTTTCAAAACTTTTTTTATTTTTTCAATCGTGCATATCGTGCTAACAACTCATTAAGCCGGCAAGCAAGGTTTTGCGCTTGTTCCTTGTATTCCAGTTCTCACGCTACACCCTTTTCGTTCGGGTCTGATTCAACCAAGTTAGAGAGCGCCGGGACAACGTCTTCGGCCCCTACAATGACGTGTTACCATATACTACCAGCCGTAACTTTTCGGCCAATCCGTCCAGGGAATCATTTGCAATGCTTACTTCGTATTTTTTCATGATGGTTAACTCCTTTTCCTTTGATGGTCTTATAATAACAAGTGACTTCGTACTTGTCAACCCTTTTTAAAAAAATATTTACTTGAAAAATGATTTTACAAACTTGCAATCCTTTAGCGCTGGAAACAATTCTAGCGCCCCGTAAACCATACCACCAACCGAGAACACTAACATAACAATATAGAACATATTTTCTAATGTAATTACTAACATGTTTTTTCCCTCCGTTACATTTCAGTGTAAAATTCGTTTCCAACCTTATAAACTGTTTTGCCTTTAAATAGTAACCCGATAGTTTCTAACATATTTACTTTTATAAAGAACTCGTATGGTAAATAATAATTATCGAATGCGATATTTTCGAGTTCTGTTTTTGTAACTTTTTTAATCATCGTTATACCCCCTATAATTCTTGATAACCCTTGTCTTTTAAAATTGAAATAAACTGCTTAATCTCTTTATTAACATTATCCGCGATAATAACATCGTGAGTATCAGTCCCTTGATAATTGCTTTTGATATTGTAAATCTTACCGTGTGTATTTACCTCAACAATTGACCCATTACCGTACATATCCAACTGGCTTACAATCTCAAAATGATTACTACCCCGCAACAACATCTCAACAGCTTTTGCATTTAATTTCATGACTCTTTACACCCTTCCTTTACTTGATGACTACACTTTATATTTTTTATTGTTATTTGTCAACCCTGAATTTTATTTTTTTTATTTTTTATTTTCGCCCCCCGCTTGATTGATTTAAATATACCACTCCCGGTATTTAAAATCAACCCCAAAATTAAAAAAGTTTGTTTATTTAAAAAAATCATTTTGCATATTATAGTAGAAAAGTATTATTTTTTTGCACTAAAAATAGCTGTAAACTCTTTAATATCAACGTTTTAGGGCGTTTATTTTGTCACTACGTGTTTTTTATATTAATCATTTTACATATTATAGTAGCTTTTTATCGTTTTTTATATATACGCATACCTTATAAACGTTGATATATAGGCGTTTAAAGCCTATATACGTATGTGTTTATTTATGTGTGTATGTGTATGTATACGTGTTTTCAAAGATTGTTGCCCCTATGCGTGTTTATGTATATATATGCGTATGTATGCGTGTTTTCGGGGTGTATGTGTATATACATGTGTGTACGTGTTTTTTTATACATGTGTGTATGCGTGTGTTTCGTAGGTAGATAGTCATGTATGTGTGCGCGTGTTTTCTATGTGCGTATATGCGCGACTTCATTTAAGCGCTGAGCGCTATAATATGTATGCTTTGGCGTATGTGTGTTATGCGTTATCTTGTAAAGGCGCATGGTGTGCGCATAGATATTTTTATCAAAATGTGGTATTATCTTGACAAATTCTCTTGTGTGTGGGTATATATTATTTGGTGGCTTTTGGTTTACACAGCTTCATAGGCAATGCTTTTACAATGCAATATGAAAGCATTCAATTATTGAACAATTTATTGTCCTCACGTACTTATATATCCTCAAACGGCCACAACATAACCATTAAATAACTTTAGTGACAGATAATTGTATAAATTTCAAAAATATACGGGCAGTATGGCTCTATATTGCAAAATGCGCTATAAAGATTGTTTTAAGCGATAATACGGCATTATGGCACTATTACACATATAAATTGTTGCAACGTCTTATATGAGATTTCACGGGATTATTTATTTAGCGCTCATAAAAATAAGTACCAATTACGCAATAATCGTGTATATATTGAAGAACTTTTTCTGATTTGTACACATAATTTAAATCAACTAGTAATTAGTATGGGGGTCGACATATTTGAAGAACTTTATCTTATTTATGCGTATAAAAATAACCTCGACCAATATAGGCCGGGGTCTGATTACTACTTTGGAAACTTATAAATATTCTGATAGCCACATTTTTCGCATTGGTATCGTGCTGTAATATTCTTTCTTCCGATTACTGCTAAAGATACTCGCTTAAACATTCTATTCGTCTCACAATTACAGCAGTAAGACATAATATTAGCACCAGATAGCGCTTGTTCTGCCATATAATTCATTCTTCAATTAACCCCGCTTTCTTGTATAATTCCCTGTGTTCGGGGCATAAAACGATATATTGGCTATCACCGACAACAATGTTAGAATTAGGGAACTTTTGTTGCTTCATCATACAATTATAGTGTGAGTTTTTTGAACACCCCGGAAATTCGCATTCTCCTTCAATACAAATGGATTCGTCAGCGTAATCAATCCATTTTCGGCTTCCATCAAACACATTACCATGAAAATCTGTCAGTAATCCGTATACGTCTAACTTTTTATTGTTTACACGGCACGCCGTCACAATATCGCTAATGTCTTCGGGGTTTAAAAATTGTGCTTCATCAATCACAATTTTATCAACACTATCATCTTCATAGATTAGTCTAAATAATTCCATAGATTCTAATAAGTGGTGTTTAACGCCAAAAATTACATCTGGTGTAATAGTAAACCCGCATTTGCAGTTATCAGAAATATGAAAGGCGCGGGATTCAATAATACCGCTTGTGTCCTCCTCTGGTAATACAAACACAGAACGATACTTGTCATCTAGTGAGTCATTAAGCAGTTTTTCAGTTTTACCAGAACGCATTGTACCATAATAAAAACGAATTTGGGGTTCTATTTCTGTCATTACTTTTTGATTTTTCAATGTTTTAATCATTTTTTCCCTTCTTACTATCTTTAATTTCGTCATCGACTTCTTGAATACCATCGTTTAAATCATCATCAACACTGAGTGCCAGCGTCTTCGGGTCATGTGGGCGTGTCGCATCAATTGTCCAAGCATTATGACAATAGGGGCAACGTGCAAAATAAAATTCCTTAATCATCTTTTGATTGTCAATTTCCACAACATGGGGTTTTTGACCGGCGCCAATAATTCTTTCGATACCATGCCAACCACATTTAGGACACGTTACTCGTGTTTGAATCCATTCGTCTGGATTTTTATTGAAACTCATATCAACATTATACACCCAGATTTCGCTAGGAGTATTTAAGTAAATATCCATAATGGGTAATAAGCTCTCTTTTCTATTTTTATATGGGTTTAATTTTGACATTGTCAACCTTCCTTTATTTTATTTATAAACAAAAGCATTTTAAAACAGGGATAATATCTACTTTTTCTACGATTACCCCCCTAAAATTCTATAATATAATTATAACATTTACCAGAATTATAATCAAGTAAAAAAGACACTTAATTAAAAGCGCCTTTGGTTTGTTTTAATTAGTCTCGTCTCTATTTCTAATTAGTTCTTTCTGCTTCTTGATGAAGCCTGGGTATGCTCTATCATTCCTTTTGGCTAATCTTTTCTTTTTACTGTCTAACTCATCTTTATTGTTTAAATACTTATCTTTTAATATTTTAGTTGTCTCCTCGAACATGTTGTTATTCAACGTCATTAACACCTCTATTCCATATCCCAGTAAGATAGCTTAAAATCATCAAACTCCTCGTTTAGTTTATGCTTCCTAATCTCAAAAGTGGTGTGCGGGTCTATTCGCCCGTCACATGTGTCAATAAATCGCGGCAACTCGTTCTTGATTATTAACTTCGTGGCATTAGCCTCCTCCATTGAGGAGAACACACCATCTACACAAAATTCTGACTCCCAGCTACCAAACGCAGTGTGTACTAGAATATAGATTGTCATATTATTCCCCCTAACAGCATTCCTCTAAGGTCACTTTATTCCAATCTAATGGTACATCATCACGTTGCTTAAGTTGATTGATTTCGTGTCTTGTGAACCTGGTCTTAAATCCAAGGCCCTCATAATTATCATCACATGTAACTTTGCCGTTTGAATGGATGTTTAAATACCCATAGTCTATGTTAAATACACGGATAAAATACTTCTTCTCTTCTTTACGTTCGTCTAGCGGAGTCATTGCAAGCTCTGCCAAAATCATATATAGCTTGTTGTTAAACGGTAATTTTTTAAAAATATCTTCGTTATGAATATATAATCCGTACTGTCCGTAGGCACCATCAACATAGCCAACAGATTTTCCTTTATATAAAACGTTAAAATCACCATCGTCCATATTAATAGTATACTTACTTGATAGCTCCTCAATATATTTCCTTGCTTCACTGTATTTCATGATTACCACTGCCTTCCTTATACTTCTTATATTCTTCTGGAGTTAACCCTAATCTAACCCTCTCCGATAGTGAGTCTAGTTCCTGCTTAAACTCCTTACTATCCGTGTATTCTAACACTTTCTTAGCTACTGGGTCATCTTTATTAAGCATATCTCTAAACATTGCCCTGGTCTTCCTCTACCACATATCCGTCTAGCCACGCACGAGCAAACAGATCTTGATTATCAGACGGACACAACCAACTTAATATGTCGTGGATCATATCATGTGATCTGGCATGACTAAACAACACGATATTGCCAGATAAAGATGTTCCTATGGTAGTATTGGCACGCTTACAATCCGTAAGGTAATTTGCAACATTTTTAGGTATCACAGGAAGTTCGGCGTACGTCTTCTTGAACACATCATCTGCAATCGCCCAATGCTCGTCCTTGATGCCAGTCGCGATATAACTACCAACACGTAGTTCAAGCGGTCCTTCTAATGTTGAGATAAAATATCTTTGATAAAAAACGTGTCCAACTCCATCATTAGTGAGGCTATAATCTTTGGTATAGTCGCCATCTTCGACCACAATATTATATTTTTTAACCATATCGTCACTACCATCGAACTGTTCCGCCTTGATAGTGACTGTTTTACGATAAATTTTAATCATTTTTATTCCTCCGTATAAAGAACTGTTAATGTGTATTAACTATTATTTGATAACATCATGTTACCACTTATTATCTGGCCTGTCAAACTTATAATATCTAGTAATTATAGCACAGACTTGCCATCTATATAGCCTGTCAGTTTATCTATAAAACTATCATAAAACTTAATGGGGAGTTTATTGGCTTTTTCGCTATCATCTTGGTAAACACTGAAAGCAGGTTCACCGTCCTTTTTATAAACGTAAGTAACATGGCTCAAAACAATAATATTCTCTTCATCATCATCTTTGAAATAAAACATAATTAAATCTCCTTTTCTTTAATATATTCTCTTATAATTTACTTCTTAATCACCATAATTATTAAAGGCAGGGACACCAACAATATCCAACAAGCGGCAATTATCCAATAACGACTTAATACCATTACAAATGGAATAATTAACACGCCTGTTATACCTAATATAATAGATAAAATAACACTTACAATTTCTAATGATATAATGAATGCGTCATAGTATGCTTTCAAAAATTTAACCATCTTAATCACCCCATGACATTTTTCTGATACCATTTATCTATTTGTCGTGCTACCTTTAGTGGGTTATCATCACTAGATAGTAAGTCTTTAAACTCAGAACGCACTATATCAAACTCTTCCCACGTGTCTACTACGTGGTGTGCTCGCTCAGCTAGTTCATTAAAGTCATCACGCTTCTTTAGTTCTGATAGTTTCATTTGTCCGCCTCCAATAATTCCGGGTTCTCATGCACGTTGCCAATTATTTCTGGAAATGTTTGTGCGAACTTGATATCATTATCCCATTCGCTTAGACAGGCATATAAAGGCTTTTCGCCACAGTAAAATCCAGCGTAATCTTCTCGCCATTCTACTTTTAAATAATCGGTAACTTTATCCCCGTACATCATAGATGATGTGGCTAAAATATCGCCTTCATAAATATCAATATAGTTTGCATCTTTCAAGCCAGTAAATTTTTCAAGCACAAACAGTGCTCCAATTCCATCTGCTTTACCATCGTTAGAATAACTACCGTTGCTATCAGTGCTAGCCTCTGCCCAATAGGCTTGACCATGAATGAATTCGATATTGTTAGGTAACAGCATTTTATTCTGAATTTTGTCCCACGCTCTAAACTTAATCATCGTTGCCACCTCCGTTTTTAATAATATCATATCCCCACTCAAAGTGCTGGTGTGCTGTTTCTCTGGCGGCCGATTCAATTTCTTTTTCAGTCGCGTTGTCTGGGATTTCAATAATATCGTGCCACTCTGCATTAACGTCACTGCATGATGACCACACATCTAGCTTAATCATAGCTCGTCTTCCTTTACCACTGGATAGCATTCTAAGATGTTGTACCAGTTAGGTTTGTAACCCTTTTTGAGTAGCCAGCTAGTAATCATAGTGTTAAGCTCATCTACGTCTTTATTTAGAATAGGTTCTAGGTAGTCCTCTGTTCCCTCACTAATAGCCCAGTCGTCTAACTGGTCAGCCACCATCTCACCCATGTCAGGGAATGTTGCAGGTATTGCTTCTTGAATGAATAGCTTATCTAGTTCGTAGCCTCCTTCATAATCAGCTACTAAGTCTTCGATAGATTCTTCATCAAGTACGCCACCGTTAAGAATCTTGTTAGCAACAGCTTTTGCTTCTTCTAGTGATTCATATGATTGCGTGTCTATGATTCCTGGGTCTTCGTCAAATGTGATAAAATATTTCTTCATGGTACTGTCCTTCTTTCTTTTTATAATAAAAGCATACCATCTCTGGTATGCTTTGTCAATACATTATTTAGGTATTTATTAACAGTCTTCTAGCGTATAAGACCCCTTCTGCAAAAAGAAATCTGGGTTTTCTACTAGTTTATTAATCTCTTTTTTAGTAAAATATGTCTTATAACCAGCTCCGCTAACATAATCGCTTACAAAATACCTACCCCTATCCCCGCCACGGTAATTAAGGTAACCACAACCATTATTAATGCCTTTAAGATGTACAAGGTATTTATTTTCTTCGTCGCGTTCTTCTACAGGTGTATAAGCATATTTCATAACAATATCTACTACGTTTTTACTAATAGGCTCATTAAACTTAACAACACCAATCTTATTATCTGAAATTTCCACTAAATTTATATCTTGTACACCATCCACTTCGCCAACTACATACAGTTCTCCTAAACTAGGGTTTTGTCCTACACGGTATTTGTAGTAATTAAGCTTAGTTGCAAATTCTTTAGTCCTCATCGTTGTCACCTTTCTTTAATAGCTCATTACCAAAACATAACCCATCAACACCAAATTTAGAACCCTCCGAAACACCTCTTGCAATCCAATGGCTATATAGATAGCAATCTTTCTTAACAACAAACGGTTCACCTTTTTCTTCAAAGTCAGGCATGTTGGGAATATTCTTAAAGTTAAATACTTCTACTACGGTGTCACCAACATTGATAGGATTACCCTTAGCGTCCTTAATACCAGTATATTCCTTCTTGTTATCAACGGTTGCCCCATTAGTATATGTCTCAATGAAGAGTTTTGTAGTTCTCTTGTTAACTGGACGTGTATCCTTAGCTGGGCTTTCTGCATTATGCTTATTGACTCGTGCTTGTCGTGCAATATGTTCCATATTGGATAATTGTCTATTAATTGTGCGTTCTGAAAAGGCCAATTTCATATCTCTTTCTGTTCGCTCTTTTACAGGAGTTTGTGCTAGTTCTGCGGCAATCATATATAGCTTATGGCTAAAAGGTAGCTTTTCAAAATGCTTTACGGAGTCCGTGATTTTTACTCTGTATTGAACGTGTTTTTCAATAGAAATAACAGGTGAATAGTGTAAGAAAACCACAGTAAACTCGTCGTTTCCACCAACACTATATTTGCTTGATAATGCTTCTACTTCTTCTTTAAATTCACTATAATACATATTTAAACTCCTCTTCTCCTAAATTACTAGCTCTGTTTCAAACATAGTTGCGGGTATGTCTATTGAATTAAGCGCCGCTTTGTAGATTAATGCTTTTTCTTTTAGTTTAAATGCTTTAAGACCGTCTCCAGTATTTTCAACCACATAAATCTTCATAATCAATCCTCCTAGATTTCTATGTTTTTCCTGTTTCCATAAAATGGTAATTTTATTCTGATTTTAACACGCCACAAAGCCTATGGTGACAGTATTCTTGTTTTTAGAAATTAGTCACGTTCGTTGAAATAGGCACTTTAATAGTAAGGTACCTTATTATTACTCATTAACAGTCCTCCATTAAATCCTTAGCATTCCAGTTTCCGACGATTGTATAATTATCTTTTATTTCATTTTCTAGCCATTCTAAGTGACTTTGTACATAATAATCTCCATTCTCATCATAAACATTAACTGCAAAAAATCTTCCGGCGGCATATGCTATATAGAAGAACACTTTCTTATTCGTGTCATTATCACGACAAAATAGTTGGTCTCCAACTTTAATGGTGGCTACTTGCTCCCATTCAGCAATAACTTCTTTATAGCTCAGAAAAGTTCTGTTACCAATATTATCAACAAAATCTGTTCCGTCAATCATCATATACGTATCGTCATACCACGTGCTTGGCTTAACAGCCCCTCCATTTTTCATACATTTAAATGCTTCTTCAAAAGACATTTTCATAGCTTCTTATCCTCCTCTTTAATGAATACACCGTTTACAGTTTCCCCTTTGCGTTTTTTAATAGTATCATAGGCTTCTTTGATACAGTATTCTAAATGCAAATTATTCTGCATAGCATAAATAGTCAATACCACAAAAATATCTCCTAAGCTATCTACCTGTTTATTTTTCCAACCCTTATTATGGGCTTCCGCTAATTCGCCGACTTCTTCTTGAAGCTTAATCATTTGTTTGTCGCTACTTGACTTTTCTAATCCACGTTCTTCTGCCCATTGTTCAATTAATTTTATTTCTTCCACTATGCTCTCTCCATTCCAAACTCGGCAATTGCCAAATTTAAACTATCCCTGTCAATATTATACACAAGCATTGACCAATCGTCAGTATCAATAATGTCATAGCTGTTCCCATCATTAATAACCCGACAGTATTTCTTGCGTCCTTCTAGGTCAAGATAATACAGCAATAACCCATTTTTACTTTTTTTAGATAGTAAGGGTTCATATATTTTCCATTCTGAATTATAATCTTCTTTGTTAAATGTAAATAAATAACCAAGTTCGTCTACGGTGTCCCCATCTTCTTCAATTTTTATGTGATGGCCTGACCGCCAATCTTCTCTTTTCATTGACTTACCTAACATTAGTTCTTTCGTCATTTTATCAAAGTTCAATCAAATCATCTCCATATTGTTACTCAATTGGTAGGTCATAAATAGTGATTTCAAAGTCTGAATTATAACAAGAGAATATCAGGTCTTCATCTAATGCCTTCGCTAGTTTTGGCATATCTTTAAAATCAAAATTATCAATGTAGGTTCCTTTTTCGCCGTTGGCGTCTAGTCTATTATTGATATTAAATCCTGCTTCTTTTATCTTATCAAAGTAAAATCTTTGAATAGCGTAATCTTCATCTGAAACAGAGAATATCCGTACGCTATACTTTTCCCACATTCTTGATGGCTGTTCTGACATTGATTATCTTCTCCTTTTTAATCTGGTTCTACAATCCTACATTCTTTTTGGCTAAACATTGACTCATCTTTATACTTATTATAAATCTTTACTTCTTCATCATCTAAAAATCTTGCTACAAAGTACCTCATTGCATAGCCAATTGTAACTGAATTATTTTTAGTTAACCTCAATTTGTTCTTCTTGATAACAGGCATGTTGAAGTTAGCGTCCGCCGCTCGTTCAACTTCTTCGACAGCTTCTTTGCCACTCTTGTGTACAACAATCCCACTGCAACCTCTCAACATATCATAATAATAACTAACCGCTAGTTTTCCAGACATTTTTATTCGCTCCTTACTTATTTGATGTATTAATTATAACACCTAAAGTAACAATAAAGCAAGCTAATTCTTAAAAATAAAAAAAGACCCTATTTTAGGGTCTAGTTGGTTATCTATAGTCATTAATGTCCCCGTCAAAAAGTCCAATCATTTTAGCTTTCTTTACTTGATTCTTGATGTTTTTAACGTCATCATCACTGTCATAGTCAATAAAAAATACTTCACTGGGGTGTACTGCCAAAACACTAGACTCTTCATTAAGCTCGTCTATCCCGATTGAAACACTAACGCATAATTTTCGTGTTCTAAAATCTAACATTGCGTCATTAAAGTTAATTTCAACAACCGTTGCGTGCTTACTTTTGAACATTAATAGACTTTTATAAAGGTCTGTGATTGGCTTTGCGCCCTTCATAGAATCTTTATGTGATATTCCACCATATGCGCTTCTAAATTGGACAAGATATTTCGTTCCTTCTTTTTTACTTGAACCAAACATAATCTTTGAAACTGTGTCTATTAATTCAGGTGATAAAAAACTTGAAGTTTCTTCTTCTGTTTTTTCATTACGAGTAAGGTACTTTCTAACCATATTATACCTCCAATTTATGATAACACATATAAGAATACATCTTTATTATGAATAATCCACTGTAATTGGTTTTTTAAATCGGCATTTTCATGATAATATGTGTTATCAAGTTCTTTTAACATCTTTTTAAAAACTTTCATCATGCTATCAAAGCTCATGTATAGGTTGAATTCCATTAAGAATCCATTAATGTTAATAATTTTTACGGTTTCATATTCACTATCAAACTTGCTTTTAGAGATAATAGAGTTGTCTTCTTTTGACCAATAGTCTTTATTTTTATTGAAAACTATAACGTCATCATCTTTTATTTTTCTAAATCCATTGTCGGTTAAATAGTAGTATTCTCCATCTAATTTTACCAACATCGAACCGACACTCGTTCGATTATAAAAATCAAAAAACTCTTTTGGTTCACAATATGAGTATACTTTTTTATTTCGTCTTGCAAGTCCTGACATGTTAATCACCCCTCTTTATAAAAAAGCTGGTATGTTCTGCCAACTTTTACCGTAACATATTTTACATTTTTGCCAGCACGTTCTTTTAACCCATCTACTGGGTCATACCCACTATCTTTAATAAAGTTCGTATACCACAGGAGGTGCTGTTCCTTAGCCCACGCGTTAGAAGCCCCCAATGTTTTAAACTCTTTGCAATTATCCATTTGACTGAATGACTCCTGCGATTAATAACGAGGTAGCGACAATTGAAAAAAGTGCGGCAACCCCATTATCCGGGCTTGCGTTATAACACAATGCCATTCCGATAATACCAGCAATGTATAATATTACTCCATACAAACTAAATCTAATTCTAAAAGTTTCTTTATCAATTGACGACAAAACATAGGTGTATACAGTTGTTAATGTAGTCATAAATAGCATTTGCCAAAATCCACCATTTTGTTGTAAAATGTCTGTAAAATTATATACAGCAATCAGCACGACCACATAGGATAAAACTAGCAATAACATTTTAATGAACTTATTAATTGTTATCACCTCTTTCATATGACGCATCTGCATTAATATTATATCCATGTTCCTTTAGTAATTCTTTATCATTATCCGTTGGCACATCATAGCCCTTATTAATCTTTCTGTTAATGTATACATAATTATAAAAAATAGCAATTAACGTAGAAGATAAAACATATAGTACAGGACTAGAGTTAGTCCCGGCATTGATAACCATAATAACTAATGCTCCTAAGAAATCTCCTCGTAACAGTGCAGGCCAGAATCCAAAGATTAGTGTCGTCCATGAAAATCCTGCTGGTGAGTCCTTAATTTTTTCTTTTTTATTATTAACCATTACCACCTTATTGCCAGGGTCATCAAATAATGTACTAAAGAATTTTTTCATTTCCATCGCTTTTTCCTCCTAATGTGTCAACCTAGTTTTAGATTCAAAATTGCTTGCTTCTTCCTCACTGACATTAATAAATCTATGACAGATAGAGCATTCTAATACAACCTCTGCTCCAAAAGATGAGAACCAAGGCTTATTAGATACTCGTGACCAATGGTGCTTATGTTGCTTTAGCATTAATTTTACCCCCATTCAATTGTTAACCAATGCTGTTTGCATGGGTACCATGCCGCTGGGAATAGTGATACCTTGTACCCTAATGATAATAACCATTTTTTAATATCCTTATAGTTTTCCATCAGAAGGTCTTCACTTCTAAAATACCCATCACATTTGCCATCTCTATATACCGCCTCAGTTGCCTCAAAACCATATCTACTAAGAATATTAATATCATTCATAATCTTTTGCTTCTCAAATTCTAGTCCAGACCCTTCGCCAGTCATAGAACCTGTAACCGACATATTATGAGCTTCTTTCCTTGTTATTTCTTTGTAATTCATCAATCATACCTCCTATTTATTACCATAATATCATTAATTTAAGTATGTGTCAATAAAAAAAGAGCTTTCGCTCTTAAAAAATAAAATTATCTTTAGTTATCTCAACTCTTACTCCATCGCTTTTTACAATTTTATCAACATTGAGCTGTGGCGTCGGCTCTTTCCCCCAAAAATTAAACCCAACCGAACATACAAAACTAAAGCACTTATCTCCAAACTTATTGATATACTCCTTCATATCATCTGTCGTATTAAAATCATTGATAACAAGACTACCAATTTTAATCTTCGTCCAATTATTTTTTAAAACAATTTCTTTTTTGTCTACTTTTAACCCAATAATTGCTAGTTTAATTTCATCTTTTGCCCCTCTAAAGATAACTGATTCTTGATAAATATCTCTAATTTCTTCGATAGTAGGTAATTCATCAACATAGGCGGAATCAACCCTGTACACATAGTCTGGAGATTTCTTTGACGCGGTATTAACAACCTTTGATACAATTTTAAATTCATCTTCTGGAAAGCCAACACCAAATGCTTGCTCGTGACCAGCGGCGAACACGCCATCAATGTCTTTTAATAATTTAAGGCCATTAATATTTTCAGGAAAACGTCCACTACCATTTAGCCTATCGCCATCACGCTTAAATACCAGTGATGGTTTTTTAGTTTGCCCCAACAATTTGTTAGCTACTAAACCAGAAATCCCCTTACTAAACTTATCGCCAATCACAATTGCGTTATATTCTGATTTATTATCACTAAGCCACTCAACGTCTTTTAATGCACTTTTTACCAGTCTATCTTGACGCCCCTTAACCTTTTTCAAGACATTATTCGCTCGCTCATATACATTCATATCGACACTATCGGTGTGCATTTTACCGTCACCACCTTTATGTCTAACGCTCACTGGAACTACTCCGCCTTTGTCAATGAACGAGTTAAAGATTAGTTGGCGCTCTTCATGATTACCGATTCTTGACACGGCATTTATCCGGGGAATCAAAGTAAACTGAATATGCTTAATTGAACGCACTTCTTCATCATCCTTAAAAAATGTTAACAACATCTCGTTGGTCGTTTCTGATAAACCTTTTTTAACAATATCAAATATTCCTTCATCATTAAGGTCACTCATATCTGCAATTTGACCAACGGCGGCCAAGTCAAAATTGATTTCAATATTATAATTTTCTCCCCATAGTTCTGAAACTAATAATGACATACCTGCCCCTGTCAATTCTTTATTTAACTCTGAATCTTGATATTGATTACTAACAATTAAGAACTTATCAGGATTATCAATAATATAATCTTCATGCTCTAGGATATGATGGTCAATTACGACTACTTTGGTTCTTTTATTTTTTTCTAGCTTAGAGATTGTTTGTAAGTCGTTACTTGAACTGTCAGGGCAAAAAATATAATCATATTCGTCATCAACTAAACCGATATTGGCCTTGATACCGTGTAGTTTTACATCTGGAAACAGCATATCAATGTCTTGTTCATTGTTAATTGACTTAATAGCTTTATACATGATTGCCGCCGACATATAACCGTCTACATCGACGTCAACTAAAATTGCCACTTTTCGATTATTATCATATAAATCTTTTGCAATTTTATTCAATTCACCCTTGTGGGGTAAATAGTTAAAGTCCACAGCTCCATTGTTTGTTCCCCACACGTTTTTCTTGCGATACTCAATCGCTTCTTTTACTGTATCGTTCACGGATTCTGAAACAATATTAACGTTAAACCCATCAATTTGTTCATTAACAACGTCCGTATCACTTTTTACTATCTTCAAGACATTACCTTCCTTGTTCTCATTAATTTTAAGAATGCTTCTTTACCACAGTCAGTAGGGCTATCTTTGTACCCAAGTAGTCCATCTACATCATCAAATATAACAGTTACATTGAACCTAATCAATAGTTTTTTGAACATTTTAACAATCATATTGGCATGAATATTATATCCAGTTTCGTCTTTATAATCTTTATCAAGGCCAACCACAACTTCATTGATATTTAATTTCATCAACTCATCAATCTGCCAATCGGATATACTAGAACCAGACAGCGCTAGTCCATTACCATTCCCGTTCATAATGGTGTCTAACTGCATAACAGACTTTTCAGATTCAAAAATAACCACTTGTCCTGTATTAATAATCGACTCTTTATTCTGATAAAGTCCGTACCAATTTAAACTTGTTGGGTATGATAACATTTTGCCCCTAAATCTTACTGGTCGATACTTGCCAAACATCTCGACCTCGTATGGGTCAAGACTACGACCACGTATTCCTATCAGTTCCCCGTCTTTATTAACCTGCGGAATAATAACTTTATTCTCTGGTATCGAATATCTAATGCCAAATTTTTCCTGTGTTTTTACACTAATCCCCTCATTTACCCAACCACCATACGCGTACCTACTATAAGTGCTCAATATCCCAGCACTTAATCTCTTAATGTCGTCGATATTTTTGTCTTTGCTTCTTTTTTCAAGTTGCTTAGCTGGATTATATAAGTCTTGTGCTATAAAACCAGCCATTTGACGCTTGCCAACAATCATGTCAAGTTCAGATTGTGCGCTCGGATAGTCACATTCTCGGTAGTGCATAATGAATCCTACTAAGTTCATTGAACCACAGTTTGAGTAGCAGTATAAGGACACAACGTCGTTGTCATTAAAATATGCGTATAATTTAAAATTACCATCACCGTCTCTGTGATGACAATACGTTCTCAATTGGTAGTAATCATGACCTTCTTTATAATCAAGGCCATAATATTTTACGACCTTGATTAAATCACTTTTATAATAATCCACCGCGTATACCTCCTAAAATACAAGGTCTTCTTTAATCCCAAAACTACCATCACTGCCGACTTCAATTTTTGTACGCGGAACATCAACTAAATTGTATTGATAGTCAGTCACAAATAACGGATAGCTGTATAGCGTCCCTAAGTTGACATAAGACCAAATTATAATTGACTTCTTACCCAAACGGTTTTTATAAATGAAATTGCCCATGTTAGGTTCCAATCCATACGGGTTAATATCGGTGTTATTAATTAACTTCTCTAAGTTTTTCTTGTCTTTTGAGTTAGCTTCTGCAACAATCATACCCACATCAATCTTATCGGCGATTGATTTTGAATCACGCAAAGCACGTTCTGTACGTGATGACTCGTAATCCATTTCTCCAGAAGGCGAGATTTGTGTTGATGACATAATATATACATCAAGCTCTTTAGCCTTCGCGCGCAACTTATCTGTTAATGTCAGCAGAATTCTATCATCACGAACATCTCTTCCACCGAACAGCTTAGCTCCAGACCGCAGTAATTTAGGCACAGCCTGAATATAATCAAAGTCGATATATTTAACGTCATAGTTAAACACGTACTCATCAATAATCGACATAATGTCATCAATATCAAAATCTTGAATCTCTTTAAACATTAGTGGTGAATTGTGTAAAACACCGGCGGCATGATTAATAATCTTCTTAGTCTCTGGGTCAAAATTACCTCGTCTGATAATCTCTGGCGCCAAATTAGTAATTGCAGATAGAAGAATCATTTGAATTTCATCTTTGTCCAATTCTGTTGAAATGAATAGTGATGGTTCTACGTCATTATTTTTGACCCATTTCTTGTTGTGCCAATTATATTGTTCAGTCGCAGATACGTTAATTAAATCTGCAATACCAAGACGTGACTTACCACCACCAGTTTTCATTGAACGCAAATATAGCTTACCAAGTTGCATACCACCAGTTAATGAGTTCATGAATGTATCTTTGAAACCATATCCGAATTGAGGTTCATCGTTGATATGTTCAATAAACGATTCAATATCATCACCAGCAGAGAACGATGATGAATTGTTTTGCCAATCTGAAACTTCATTTCTAATCCCGCTTACTACTTGCGTAAAATGATTGACAATATCTTCTTCTGATAATTGGCTGAGTCTTTTCTGCTGTTCTTCTAGCAGTTTAATATCTTCTGTGTGAATGTCATAAATATCACTAATATCAATTCCGTTCTCTGCAAACTTTCTGAGAACCGTCATCTTTTTTAAATAATGATAGTTTGAACTAAATGTACCAACATTTGCATTATCTTTTGCTGATTGAACATAATCAATACCTTTAGACGACGCAAAGATTGCATGATATTGTTCAAATTGAGTTAAATAAGTATCAACATCAATTGCAGATATTTCTTCTAAGTGCTCTGATTCTTTGATAATGTTGTTAATAGCAAAAAAGATGATTCTATGAACATTATTTTGAAAGTCTTCTTTATCTAAGAATACATCATCTGAGAGCAATTTTTCTGGATTATTTAATAGGACACCCAATACTCCAAAGATTTGACTTTGTGGTGTCAGTGCTTTTAATTCGTTATGATTAATCAAGTAAATCATCTCCACTAATTTCTCTAATTTGTTTATGTTTGCGCTTTGGCTTCGATATGATTACAGTTGCATTCTCAACCTTAGCTTGATTATCTCCGGCACTATTCTCTTTATAAGAGGAATGACTATCATAGTGGTATTTAATCAAAGCGATTCCATATTTATTCTCAAACACAACATTTTGGTTCTTCTTTATCCATAAAGCTGTATTATACATTCCTTCGTATGTCATTCCAATTTTACGATATTTTTTGATTTGTGCCATCACAATACCTGGCAAGTAATCACTTTTGTAGTCTTCTAAAAGCAATGACGTTAATGACTGTCTAAATTCGTAATTATTCATTACTTCATTTAAACATTTATCACAATAATTCTTTCCGTGAAAATTCGTTAATTCACTTTTAGGGTGCTTTACTCCTTGCTTATAGCAATTAGGCCCATAACAAGTTAGCAGTCTCATTGGTTTTAACCTCCTGTTTCTAGTATATTATAGCACAAAAAAAGCACGCTAACAAGCGTGCAGTTGATATTATTCTTGTGAAGAAGCCGGAACCATAATCATTGGTAATACGATTGACAAAATATAGGCGGTAATCCCACACTTTACCGCTAAAAGTGCTGTAACATTAAACCCCCATAGTACACCAAGTACAGACGCAACCAAACCGTAGAAAATAATCATAAATAATGCTACAAGTAAAAATGTAATTGCTGAAACAAAAGTCTTCATTCTAAAATTCCTCGCTTCTCTCTTGTATTTTTAATTTCTTCAAATTCTGAATCTGTTAAGTAGCCTAATTCAACCAGCTTTTCTTCAATAATGTTTAAAACAGCAATTCTGTCGTCAATACTGTTCACAAAGTCAAATTTATTCCTGTCAATCCTAACAATCGGTGCTTCACTATAAGAATCGGCCCAATTCTTAAATCCCTCATTAATTGAATGATAGTATTCAATCAGTGCAGGGTCTGCTGTTTCCATTTCACGGTTACGTTCTAGGATATTTTTTACTTCATTTTCTGGTGAAATATCTAAGAATACATATAGGTCTGGATAATGCCCTTTTGGTTCTGCGCTAACAGAATCTAACATATGACGCAACAGCTTTAAATATAAGTAGTATTCTTGGTCTGTTGTTTCACCTCGGTCATGAATAACTTTGTAGACAATCGAATCCGCTACCAAATTAGAGTCCATAATAGCGCGATTTTGTACGACAGCTTCCCTTAGTTGTCCAAAACGTTCATCGAGCCATGCAATTTGCAGTGGGAATCCAAACTTTTTGCGTGTTTCTTTACCACCAGAATAATAATCTTTCAAAATCGGAATCGCATACGGGTCTTCTAAATATTTTGTTGCTTCTAAATCTTTGCTTAAAATCTCTACTAACGTGCTTTTTCCGGCCCCAAACGCGGCCATGATATTAATTAACAATATTTTTCCTCCTAATTTTATGCTTCTTCAATCAATATTTCTAAACAAGTAAACTTATCGTCCTTACACTCATTGAAGAATGTCATTAATTGTTTTTTAGTGTAGTACGTTACCGAATCACCGATGGAAACAAATCCACTATCATCAATGTACGCTGGACTACCTCCTGCTAAAAACAACCGACATAATCCATCATTCGGCATAGTCCTATCAATACGATATAAAATATCCCAACCATTATAATATTTATCCGTGAATTGAAGAAGAAGGCCACCTTTTCTTGACCACGCACTGTCTTTGATTGATGGAGATGCTTTCTTTAATGATTGCTCAAACTGCTTCCAGCGTTTTGCATATTGAGTTATCTTATCAAGTTCTAAGGTAATGTCATCTTTGCGTCCAGCTCGTGTCGCGTATTTTATAATGTTAAAACGATATGCCCCTCGCATTTCTTCTTCTGGTAAAATATGTTCAAGGTGAGATAATAAGTCTTGGCCATCTTTTTGATAATGCGTTGGTGTCGCACTCTCGTTATTCTGTTTTGATGTCATATTCGCTCAACTCCACTTCTTTTGATTGCCCTTTTTCGTTTAAACCCTCTAATAAAATCATTTTTCCACTACCATAGATAGGCGTGACTTGTCCATAGCCCTCATCGACTAACTGCTTTGACAAAACCATGGATAAAATTTCACTTTTATTCAGGAAGATTGTGTTACCTTCTAGCTTAAAAAATGACATGATATAAGTCAATCTGTTAGAATCAGCTTCCAATTCCTCATATTCTTCTGGACTCATAACAATTTGTTTTTCCATTCTTCAATATCACCTTTCTCAAAGAATCCATTATCAACTGTCAATATTCCGTCTTTATCAATTGGTAGTTCGCATACATCAAACACCCTACGCCCCACATCTATCTTATAGCATACTAGGGAATTATTTCTACACAAATGAATTTCTTTGTTCTTGACTTGCTTGAAATTTATTTTTAGTAGATATTCTTTTACATCGTATCTCCACCATGTGTATATGATTTCTTCTGACTTGACAAAATAATTACGATTTAAAAACCCTCTAATCTTTGACACGTTCATATTTTACATTACCCCAATTAATTACGTTTAGTCTACCTCGAATATCTTCGACCTCTTTCCACGTGAAAGCCGCTTTAAATCCGTTGCTAACATGTGGCTCTCCTTTGTCACAAATAAAAATTTCATTTGAACCTATATTGAGGTTAATATAATTCCACCCATCTGAAATCCCCGGAATTAAGATATAATATTTATTAAACATTGTTAGTTCCGAAGAAAATTCAGATGATAATAGAAATAACTCGTTACATAATGGTAACATCTTGAAATATTCTTTATCGTCAATTTCTAGTTCATATTGACCACTAATAGTAATTAAAGTCCTACTTTTATTAAGAATATAAATTTTATGCCCATGCGCTACCACTTCATATCCTAATTCTTTAATTTTTCCTTAAAATCATCATAATCCACTATTGCACATCCTCCAATTCTTTAACTTAGTAAAGTATACTATATATTTTTTAATAAGTCAACATAAAAAATATAAAACATTGCTTGACTTTCAAATTATATGACTATATAATGTTTTTATGACATTTTAATAGAACAGATTCAAGCGGATAACCTACCGCGTAACAAAATGGTATGTGTCGGCATTGCTTTAGGTGAATTGAAGTGTTGTTGATTGAGTCAGGGGGTAAAAATTCCAAAGCCTCCAATCTGTGAAGATGAAAACTAAGTCCTTATGAAATGGATATGCGAAAGATGGAATGGTTGGGCTAATGTTCGCCCAGTCGTACTAAGTAGTCACTGTATGATATGAGTTCATATATTTACTATTAATAGGCGCTGGGACTTAACACAATCCTTTAGGCAAACTAGTATAGAACGAAAGTTCTGCTTCCGGGACTGGATAAGCATGGGAGTTAAAAGCTAGTGATTGGTTGAAATACCAATCAAAGATAATTCACCCTGTTAGAAGCGACGGCTATCAGCGTTGCGAACTAATTCGTCTTTGCTACTGTCTAATGAACAAGTGTATAATACTTTGTGTTGACAGGCAAAGACTGTATCGCTCAAACAAATCGCATTACAAACTGTGGTGGCTGAACGTGTGTTTGATTTTGTAATTGTGATAACAATTAGTTAAATTAGGGTGTTATTTATTTAATAGCCGTCACGTAGAACACAAGACGTTAAGAACTACATACTAACGACAGACATGCTATCAATATTATATAGTCTCAACCCAGGCGGTTTCTAAGCCGAGATATTTCGAACAATACTATATTATTGTTTACTTATTACATATACTATGGTATAATTGATATAATAAGGAGGATATAATAATATGAATGTGAATAAATTAGCGGGACAATTAAAAGAAGAGGAAGATTTATTATTTGAATCTGACTACAAAGAAATTATTAAGAAACTAATAAAGAGTGGCCACACCAACTTATTGGTTAAGTGTTATGTAAACGATAAACCAGTTGATGTGTCTATTTATGAACAGATTGTATCTAATAGTAAGCTATTGTGGTCTTGTTTAGAAAAAGCAAACGATATGTTTCATGGTGATATTGATTTTATTAGGTCAGGAGACAGCGATTTTTACAACAAGTTAATTCACGATAAGAAATATAGATATATTGATGGAGTTAGTTTAGTTAATAAAAAGTCTACAATGAGATTTAGGAGATTCTTTATCAATAAAGAAGTCAATATATCGGTTACTGTGCTTCATATTAATATTAGTGAGGGAAAATAATGTTAATTGAATATCCCAATAGTATGTATGTAGATTCAATAAAATTTGTTGGTAATATGTATCGTATCGGAGACAAAGGAGTTACACACATTGAAGTAACTATGAAAGGAAACGCAAAGGTATATTATGAGATTGGAACTTATATATCACTTTCCGCAAATGGTATCGAACAAATAAATATAAGGAAGTATGCTTAATATGATTAATATTGGTGATTTAGTTAGAGTTAAATCTACAAATATTTATGGAGTTGTCGTCGGATATACCAATGTATTTGATATGTGCCAAGAAACAGATGATATGTTGATAGTATCAATCAATAATTCAGAAGAGTCAAAAGTATTTAAAAAACATAGCGTTGAAAAGATTGATAATGAATAAAGAGTGTCTTTCTTTATTCTACATATGGTTGACAAAATTCAACATTAATTGTATAATAGTATTAACGTATCGGAAAGATATAACAATAATTTTCAGGAGAGAAATATATGGAAGAAGTTAAAGACAATATTATTAACATTAAAAATAAATCTATTTGTTTGTATGATTTATGTCAAGTAATCACAGCTTCCGATGATATGCCAGAACTTATTGTGCAGAGATTCGACTTTGTTGGCACATATGAGGAATGCTTAGATAAAATTAAAAATACAAATGCAAAACCAGAAAAGGGCACACACTTTTCAATCGCTACTAACAGGTGGTTTACAAATGATAAGGAGTATGCTAATTATGGGCTTACAGCATTACGGAAAAAAGATTAAAGAGGGTGGCATTACTTTTGATAGCCAGAAAGAATATAATTTTTACAAAAGGTTTTTAGAAAACTCTGGCTACAAGATTATTGTTCATGATAAATTCAGATTATTAGATAAAGTTGTTATAAACGACAAAATTAGTATTAGAGGAATTACTTATAAACCAGACTTTGTCGTCTTAGATAAAGATGACCTCATTGTGCATGTCTATGATGTCAAGAATGGCTTTACGAACTACGCCATTGATAGAGGTGCTAATATTTCATTTAAGCTGTTTGCTGAGACGTATGGAGTTCCAGTAGAAGTTGTTGTTGTTAGAACACACGATTTTAAAACTAAGATTATGGGAACGACTAAAAAATATGAAATTCAATATCACGATAATGTGAATTATGACTGGAGAGATAACGATGTATCGTAAATTTGAGGGGGCGTTAGATGGCGTCACAATAGATGAATTAAAGCAATTATTTTTTGAAAAGTATTATGACCAAGGACATTCAGCAGATGAAAGAGTAGAGGACGTTAAAAAGTTTATTTCAGAAAACAATAATCACTTCTTAGAAGACTATTGCAGTTCTCAATACTTAGCTAAGACGCCGTCTGAACAAGTTATGTCAGAGAATGATAATGTCTTACATTTTATGGAAATGATGTCGACGTATATTATTACTGGTGAAGACGAAGAATATCCTTTCGATAAAAAATTATTTGCAACAAACTTATAAAAATAGTTGACATAAGTATTTATGAATGATATACTGTAATAGTAATGAAAAACAACTAGGAGGAATTTGTAATGGCTGTTGAATTAAAAGAATTGAAGGGTAACGCGTTAACTGTAGTTGGTACGCTATCAGAAGTATCTCTGGAACTTGGAACTGATAAGAATAACGAAGAAATTATTAAAGGGTCGATTCGTGTTCAAGTAAAGCAAAATGATAAGGTAAACGTAATTACGTTTAATGTTTATAACCGTAAGTTTACCAATAAGGGTAATGAAAACAAGCTATATGCTGGCATGAAGACGGTTATGGAAGAATATGTATCATTACAAGATACAAACGGTGACGAAGAAAAGGCAGACCGAGTCAGTGTAAACGGTGATTTGTCATATAACGTATATTCTCCAGATGGTGAAATTGTCAATGAATCAAACCGTTTTCGGGCTACAACCTTACATCGTGTAAACGACAAGAAGGGTCTTGAAGATGGTGCGTTTGGTCAAATTCCGGCGGCTATCGAAAGCTATGAAGAAGAATTAGACAATGAAGATAACCCTACTGGATTATATAAGGTTAAAGCGTTAACTGTTGGCTACAATGGCCGTGTTGGTCGTATCATGGACTTAAAGGTTAAGGACGATTTGATTGGTGACATGCAAGGATTCTTCCCGGAAGGAAGCACTGGTATGTTGTACTACAATATTTTGAACTATGTAGTCGTTAAGAAGCAAAATGTTGATAATGACGGTGGTGGTTCATTTGGTCAGATTCACGAAGTTGTTCAAACCAACTCATATGTTCGACAATTGCTAGTAACTGGTGGTAAGCCATTGGACAATAGTGACTTAGATTTGAGTGAAGAACAGGTTCAAAAGGCCCATGAAGAATTGCGTAAGCAACGTACAGAAGCGATTTCACGTTCAAACGGTCAAGCTTCTGTACCAGCACAAAGCGGTGCTCGTAGCGGATTTGGAGATAACAGCAAGAGTGAAACGTCTAACCCATTCGCTAAAAGTGCCGGTCAAATTGATATTTCTGACGACGACTTGCCATTTTAATAGGAGATTATAAAAATGAAATTTAAACGTAGCTATGACGGTAAAGAGGTTAATGTTGTTGATTATTTGTCTGGAGAAAAAACTCCAGTTGTCGATACTTCAAAACTTAACGAAGCTGGAATTAAAGTAAGCTTTGATGGGAGTAAATGGAATATTGACTTGGATTCATTTGACGATAACGCACATGATGAAGTTGAGTTGCCATCGACGTTTGAAAACGAAGAAGAAAAGCCATATGTCGTGTATACAACGACATGTGATGAACAAATTATGCTATTGACGTCTGAACAGTTATCAGATTCAATGTCAATTGAATTAAGTTTTGATGACCTAAAGAAGATTAATTTGTTTAACTAGATTTATTATAGGAGTGAGAGTATAAAAATGATTGATTTAACTAAGATTACTGCTAATAAAGTATCAACCGAACCTTCAAGTTATAGTTTATTGCTATATGGGCCGTCTAAGATTGGTAAGACAACATTCGTAAATGAATTATTCCCACGAGTTCTTAATATCATGACGGAACGTCGGTATGGTGCGCTAGATGGTGCAATGGTTCAGTATATTTCAACTTGGGGTGAATTTAAACAGGTTCTATCACAATTGAAGCGCAAAGAAGTACAAGAAATGTATGACGCTGTTTCCATTGATACTGTTGAAAACTTGTATCGTTATGCAAGTAAGTTTACGGCTTCTCAATTTGATGAATTTAGTGTCGGCGACGGTGATGTTGGATATGGACGAGACCACACTCGTCTTAGTGAAGTATGGTTCCGGGGATTGAAAGAATTAGAATCATTGCCATATACTAATATCTTTGTATCACATTCAACTGAAAAGATTGTTAAGATTCCGTATATTGATTCTAATGAAATGAATGCCATTCCAGACGCTGTTTTGTCTAAGGCCAATGATGGAAAACAAATGGTTGAATTCACTAAGATTTCTCCAGACTTGAAAGAAAAAGGTCTATCCCCAGTAACGAAGATGGTCGACAATATTCTGTATGCTGAAAATAACTTAGTAAATGGAGAAGAACAACGTGTATTGCACCTGCGAGGGACGCTCCAGTACGAAGCTGGTACAACGTTTAAGGGCGTTAAGCCAATCATTCCGTTTAGTGCAGAAGCGTATAAGAAGGAAGTTTCACGTGTTCTTGGTAGCAACTATGATGAGACTACCGAAAAGAAAGTATTGCACGCTGACGCTAAAGACGTTCAATACGATTTCTCAGAACTGCTAGAAAAGACGAAAGCTGTCGCAATTTTGTTCCAAAAGAACAATGATATTAAGACATTGACAACAATCGTTGAAAAGACACTAGGTAAGGGACACAAGGTCAATGAACTTTCTGATAATCGTTCAGAAGATTTGGCAATCATCTTGTCAGAATTAACTGAAACGGCAAAAAAGAAAGGCTACTAGAGGGAGAACTTAATGGCAACTTATACTGATAATAAAGGTAAAACACATGAAATTGATGATGTTGGCCTAAAAATGGCCGCCAAATACAAAACTGAATTGCAACGAGACAACGGGCGTGCCAATTGGGGCAAAGTGGCCCGTTTGTTGCGACAAGATGGATATGACGCAAAGCAATGTGAAGGATTTCGCCAGTTAATTAAAAGGTACCAATATAAAACTGGTACAATTAATTCTGTTGAACAGCAACGTTCAAATGAACTAGACCATAAACGTAACGCGCTTAACAAAGAAATTGACGAAATGCTACTTGAAAAGCGAGAATTGCAAGTAATGCGTCGTGAATTCAATAAAAGTCGGCGAGATTATGCAGACATGGAATTATTTAAACGCGATGTAAAACGTTCACTAAAAGATGGAATCACCGTCGTCCCTAGTGAGTTAGATTGTGGCATGTTGGCCCCAGAAGATAGTGGGAGCGTTTTGATTGTCTCTTTGTCTGATATTCATATTGGCGCCAAAGTAGATGTTGATGGTTATAAGTACGATGAATTAATTGCTAAAGATGAACTATCTAAGTATGCAAGTAAGATTATTCAGTACGTTGCTTTTTCTAATCCTGGGACAATCTATATTGAAAATCTAGGGGACAGCATTGAAGGAGCTTATATGAGATACAATCAGTCTTACGAAATCTCATTAAAGCTATCTGACCAGATTAATACAGCAATTAAGTTAATCTCGGAATTCATTATCAACATTGCATACAGCACTGGAATCCCAGTAATTTATTCTGGTATTCTTGGAAACCACGATAGGGCTAACGGAAACAAGAAAGACAACCTGCCAGATGATGGATTCTCAACTGTATTAAATGAAGCAATCAAGATGATTGTTGAACAGACTGATTATGATATTAAGGTGAAAGAACCTGATAAGGTCACAGAAGACCATATCAGCGTAAATGGCGCAAATATTAAGTTTGTCCATGGTGACTTGCAGAACATTGCTAAGCCAGAAACGATTGCAATTTCTAGCCAATTTGACAATATTAGATATGACGCTTTAGTTGGCGGTCACTTCCATAGTTTGTCAGTCCACGAAGAATCTGGCCTTGTCATTCAGTCTGGGTCTCTTATTGGCCCAACAAGCTATTCAGAACGTCTACACTACCGAGCTTCACGCTCACAGGTTATGCTAGACGTAAGCAATGACGGTACGATTACACCGTTACCAGTAATGTTATAAAAACCGTTTATTCGGGGATAAGGCGTCTTTTGACGACCTAATAAAAATAGGAAGAGGTTTTGGTTTTGCAAAATACAAATGGTGTCAATGATTTAGGTTATAATCCAGAGTCAGTTAGTCGGGTGTTCAACTGGCGATGGTATAAAGAACAAATGACTGGTTGGACTAAATCCAGCTACGTCTTATTAGTAGTTGGTTGGTTATTTCTGCTGTACGTTGGGCTTGGTCATGGAATTACTGGCTTAGGAGTCACTTCAACAGTTGCTGGTTTAATTGGTTTCACATGCACGTTAAGTATTACAAACGGACGGCCCATTAACGGTGTATTAGGATTCGTTTCTGCTATCATGTTAATTTATGTGGCTTTGAAGACTGGGAACTTCTCTGACATTATTATGCAAACTTTCTATATCTTCCTGTTAGATTTACCAGTATTGCTTAATAAGACTTGGAACAACGGTAAGGATTTAGAACCGCGCAAGATGAATATTAAGTTTGCTTGGCAGACTTTATTCACTTTTATTGGATTCTTCATCGTGACTTACGGTTTAGATACAGTTATCTTAACCAGTCCTCGTCCAGCTATTGACGCTTTATCAGCAACTATTGGATTGACTGGAGCAATTTTAACTGTTCGTCGTTTCAGAGCTTCTTATTACTTTTGGTTCGCACAAGGACTTAGCTCTGTCGCACTGTGGTTAGTAACTGCTATGCAAGGAGAAGCTGTTTGGGTTCTGTTCTTCACCTATATGCTTTATATTCTTAATGATTTAGTTGCATTCTTTGATAGTAAGTGGTTTGCAAGGGATAAAGTAAAAGAAATTTAAATTAATATATTGACATTTTCCTAGTTATCATGTATACTTAATACGTTGGTAGCTAGGATTTTATATTTTTGAAAGGAAAAGTGATTGTAATGGGTAATGAAGAGGAATATATTAGAGAACTAGAAGAACAGGTTGAAGACCTTGAAGCTGAAAATGATTCACTTGGCACTGAGCTTGATAATAGCGAGATTGATAACCAAGAATTATCACGAGAATATGATTCTCTTGAACAAGACTATGATGATTTGTATAAGGAGAACGTCAAATTAAGGGAAAGGCTTGAAAACTCTAATGTACCTGAAATTATCAATGATATTCATTCTATGATTGGTAACGGTATTACTTCTGGGGAATTTAAAAAGATTGCTGATATGCTATCCATAAAGTATTATATTAAAGAACCAATTTTTGGCTTAGATTATGGTGAATAATATGGAATACGGTAGCATGACAGAACTATTAGAACAGATTTGGTATTATCAGGACAGAGTTGCGGAGTTAGAAGAACAATCAGATGAGTTAAAACTTGAAAATGATGATTTAAGATATAAAATTAGTGAGATGGAGAGTGCTAAAGATGAAAAACAAGGAACAAATTAGGGTAGATATTTACACCAAAGATAATTGTGGTCAATGCAATATGACTAAAAAATTATTCAAACATTATGATATTGCTTACTTTGAAAATAGCATTAGTTCAATGTCGTCAGACGAAATTGATGTTCTTAAAGAAAAGGGATTCGGCCATGCACCTATCGTATCATTTAGCTACCTAGAATCTAGTAATGGGTATTCTTGGTCACAAACTGGCATGTGGAGCGGATTTAACCCAGAAGCCATTAAAAAGCTTGCCGTAATCTATGGAGCAAAGCATGATAAGACGGAGGTAAAATAATGAGTAGTAAACGACTATATTTAGCTTCTGGTTGGTTTTCAGAATCGCAAAAATCCCTGTTAGAGAAAGCAAAGAAAAGTCTTATTAACAATAACACTGTTGATATTAAAAATTCATATATTCCACTAGACAACCAATATAAAGGAATGGTCGTTGAAGACGACGATTCATTATTATATGATGTTGAGTGGCAGTCTGGAACATTCTTTGGAGACTGCGGTGGGATTGATTATTCTGATGTAGTATTAGCTGTAATTGATACTAATAATGTAGACGAAGGAACAGCGTGGGAAATGGGATATGCTTTCGCGCAACATAAGCCAGTTATCGTTGTTATTGATAGTGGTGCTCCGCTTAATTTAATGATTGCTAAGGGATGCGCACAAGTTATTGACATTAGTGAGTTAGCTGATTTTAATTTCTTAGATATTAAGAATAAGCCGTTTGAAGGGAGGGTATTCTAATGACACTTAAAGATTATTTATTAGATAATTTTGACGACATTATTGGTGATGGTGATTTCGTTGCTGTTCTAAGCAAACATAAGTACAACAGATTGATTTCAGTCGTATACAGTAAGGAAGACGCCAACCAGTTTAGAAAAGACATAGAATCTCTTACAAATGATGAGTTAGAATATGAAGATGGAACTATTATCATGACAATCGCAAGGTTAACGGACGGTAGCTCATCTGTTAGCGCTGTTACAGACGACTACAATGATTTTATCAAATATGGCACGTTACCATCAATTTATGCACTAATGGATTTTAGTAAGGATTATGAAGAGTAATATGAGTTGCCCGATTGTGGTTGAACTTTGAGTCTACTTACTAAGATTAATAAAAAATATTTGACAAAGCATATCATTTCTGGTATGCTTTTTATGTTGATAAATGAAAGAGAGGTAAATAATGATGACAAAAACAAAAGCTAAAGATTTAGAAGTTGGTCAAGAGTTATATGATTTCTATATTGATGATAACAGCCATGTAAAGATGTCTAAGGTATATGTTATCAAAAAGAATAAAACAAATTTTTATTTCTCGTACAGCAAATATGACCGAACAAATAGCTATATGCGTTTAAAGACAACGGGAACGTTGCCAAAAATGTGGCGACCTAGTTTTATTGAGTTACACTATATCTCTGACGACGAAAATTTTGGAGAAGAATGGGAAAAACAAGTTAAAGAACGTTCACAATATAAGAAAAAGATTGAACATAACATTAATGAACTGTTTTTTGGAAACTATAACATTGAAGACTATAAGAAGGTTTCCGAATCCTTAGATGAGATTTTGAAATAACATGGAGGAATTAAATATGAAAACATACAACCAACGATTACACGAAGATTTTTATAGGAGAGTTGAATACGCAAGACAGATTGCGAAAAATAATGATGACTGTTTACCACAAGAAAACAGGAGACTGTTTAGATTAGCACATGGTACCATCAATAATTATACATCTAACGCAGATTTTCCGACAAAGAATAATAGAAATGTATGTTTTGGAGCGCATGGTCTCCGTTATGGTGATGGCTATACAGAGTCCAAGATTATTTCACTTTTAATCGGGCTTAGCAAAGAAGAGATTGTTGATAAATTACAGAATGTTATTGACAGCCTTGCTGACTAAAGTATGATTTTTGCAATCAATTAAAATTAAGTGTTGACATAGCATACATTATCTAGTATGCTATATACATATCAAAGAAAGAGGTCATAAATATGTTGGTAAATGGAGAAAAAATTAAAAGAGGGGATGTCTTCTTTGCAAATTTGGAGTCGCGACAAGACTCACATGACGCGATTCAGCGAGGAAAACGGCCGGTGGTTGTCGTATCTAATAATATGGCTAATAAATATTCACCGGCAATTACAATCGTGCCATTAACAACTAAGAATAAACATAATCTACCAACACATGTTAGCTTTGGATTACCTAATAACGGTGAAATGATTCATAACACTGCACTGTGTGAGCAGGTTCAAACAATCAATGTTAGCCAGTTATATTACAGAATCGACCGATTAGAAGAAGACATTTTGAATGAAGTCAACAAGTGCCTGGAGGTTGCATTATGTCTATGAGAATTTATATTTCGTATAATAAGATTTATAACGGTGCTAGAGTAGCTTATGCTTGCGCTAATGGTGAGACGAAGAACTTTTATTATAGAAAATTTAGAAAAGATAGCAACGAGCAAGATGCCTTTGACTATATTATGAAATATGTAAATAGTTTTTTAGACAATAACGACGAAACATTTTTTATCGTTTCCAACAATAAAAAGATTATTAAGATTATAGATAATTCAGAAGATACTGAACACATATTTTTTATCGGCAAGTATGACAGTGAAGAAGCTAGAGATGTATTTATGAAGCTTCAAGTTGCGATTTCAATGAGGGAGAAATTAAATCATGATTAATAGAAATGAAATTGTAGATTATATTAGAAGTGACCACTTTAAAAAACGAGCACGTCAAAGATTTGGTATTTCAAAAACTACTATGAAGTCATGGATTGCCAACATTGCCGCCCATGGTAGTCTTTGCCACACAGAACAAGAGAATATTGCATTTTTAGATAATGAAGAAATTAGAATTGTACTAGATACCTATAATAAGAGTCTGGTTACTACATACTCTTTACATGATATTGTATGGATTTCTAAACGGTCTAATAACGAGATGGCAAACAAGAGCATAATCAATGATGTTGTCGATAGCTTAACTAGCTCATTTGATGGTATGCTTCGCAAACAAAATAAAAAAATCAACAACATTATTAAGGCGCTAAATGAACTTCAAGAGGTTCATAATAGTACGAAACGCCAAGATTATTACCTAGACCAAGAGAAGAAGATTGAGGAGGTTGAGAAGAAACTATTTGTTGAATTAGCAAACAAGCAAGAGTTGATTAAAATTTCAAACAATATATTATGTAAAGAGTAATTAATATTGTTGTAATCAATATGAAATAAGAAGATGGTATAATCATATTATCAACTAAAGAAAGAGGTTTATTTTAAATGAATAAAAATACTTTAGTAGCAAGTGCGGCAGTAGTAGCAGGTTTGGCATTGGGAGTGCAGACGGTTAGCGCAGACACAGTGACTGTACAAGCCGGAGATACTGTTAGCGAAATCGCCCATGAGCATGGAACGTCTGTTAGCGACATCATAAACGAAAACTCTTTAAGTAATCCAAACCTAATCTTTGTCGGTGACAAGTTACAAGTTAATGGCAATGTAAACACTGCTAATCAAACAACCAAAGTGTCTGTTCAAGTACCAGCAGTGAAGACTGAACAACCAAAAAGTGAGCAAACGCAACCAACGGTAACTGGCAACAAGGCAGTTAACTATTCGAGTGCTGAAATCCAAACGCAGAGTGTTCAGACGCAACAAAAATCACAGAGCTCACCAAGTTCGCAGAGCACACAAAGCTCTTTAATGTCAAAGACTTCTGGTCAATTAAGTCAATCAGAAATCAATCAGGTTGCCGAAGAAATGGCTTCTCGTACTGGTCAATCTTCATCAACATGGAGCACGATTATCAATCGCGAATCTAAAGGTAACGTAAACATTTCTAATTCAGAAGGAAGTGGTGCGTATGGGTTATTACAATTAATGCGTTCTAGCCACGGTAGTGTATCATCACAAGTAGATGAAGCCGTTCAGCTTTATAAAGCACAAGGAATGGGTGCTTGGTCTGAAACTGCATATTAAAATTGAGAGACATACATTAGTATGTCTCTTTTTTTGTTGACACAGAATTTAAAATATGATACTATTGTTTTAAGGAGATGATTTAATTGGAAAAGGATTTGTTTACAGAACTTCAAGAGACAACTGAAAAGGCGATTGAAAGAAAGAAGAAACCAGAATACTGGGATAGGCTAGTTAATGCTATGAAAGATTCTGCAATTAGTGGGCATTATTGTTTAGATATTCACGGGAGATTGTTTAATAATAAGGCAGATTTATATGACAATCAAGCAAAGATGTTAAAAGACATTTCTGAAAATCAACTTCTTTATGCCTCAAATTTTAAACGCGAGAATTTGAGGTTTGAAATTGAAACACACATTAACCCACTACCAGCAGACCCGTTAGGAGATAAAGAAGGCTATTTTAAAGATATTTACGTTAATATTGATTGGAGCAGTGAATAATGACCAAGTTTATGAGCGCTGAAAAAGCATTGTCAATTAGCAAAAATAATAAACAAGAGCGTGTGGAGTATTACTTAAAGAATATTGATAAAGATAGAAAAGCCAATATTATTAAAGGAAAGATTGAGAAAGCTGTTGCAAGAGGTGAGACATACGTTTATGTAGCGTTTTTGTTTAACACTAATCAGGAAAGAACTATTGCGATTGAAAAATACTTTAGTGATTTAGGATATGACATCTCACTAGATGACAATGTATGCGAAATTAGCCTTGACGGTGATGAAGACCTTTCGTATCCATTTTAGAAGAAAAAAACAGCTACCAAGAAAAAATAATCCCGTGAGAGCTTGTTAGAGACGTTTTAAAATAATCTTAGACTAATTATACCTGGGACGGGATAAAATTGTTTAGGATTGACGTATGAGTACCATTATGGTATTGTGGCGTTAGCGTGGTCAAAAAACGGAAATAAAATGAGTATTTTACGGTAGATTAACCGAGGCGTATGAATGAGAGAAAATAATAAGAAGTTAAGAATATATAAGCGAGGAGATTTTGTGTACGCAGAGAATATAACCGGGATAAACCCGAATGTCAGTTTAATTATCATCGGAAGCGACAATAATCAAACAAATATACAAAAGGAGGATAACGTAAAAGATGAAAAAGATTAAGAACATTACCATGAAATCTGTGTTAATTGTAATTGTTTCTGTATTACTTACGGTATTGTTAGGGCTTATGATTAACTTCATTCATGATAAGAATGAAACGTATGAGAATTCTGTAGCAACTGTTGTATCTCAAAAGTATGTGCCGGCGAAGAATAGCTATGCTTATATTACAGGATTGAGGACATCTAACGAATATAAGTATAAAAGGATTATTAAATTAACGGAGATAAGCTTATCTGACGGTACAATGGCTAATTGTGAAGATGGAGATGTTAACGGTGTTGCTTATAAAAATGAAAATATTGCAGACAAAGATTTAATGCAACACTTGTTTCCAGACATTTTTGACAGTAAATTTAATTCAAAAATTAAACTATTTAAAGTAGGCACGGAGATTCAAACGAATCATGAACCTGCACACTATGAGATTAGCTATGTCTCTAGTTGGACTAAAGGCAAGATAACTTTTAATTCTAAGAAACAGATTAACTATAAAAAAGTAAAAATTGGATTTATTAATAAATTTAGAGTTGACAATCGTTACGAAAAAGACTATTATGCTTATTAAAGAGTTATAAAATTCTTTTGGTATAAATACGTTGTTAACAACATTATTATTGTTTAATTTATTGGAGGACATATTATGAAGAAAACGTATCGGCAAAAAGGAACCGTAATTGCAGAACAATTTGACGGCAGTAAAGAAATGTGTGATAAATATTGGATTTACAAAAAGGCAAAAGGGTTTTCTGTACATGCAAAGAACCCATATGGTAGAGACCTTAATGTTCGGGAAGATGATGAATTTTATTTAACGTCTGTTAATGGTAATCAAAAGATAAATATTGGTGATTGGATTGTGAAAGATAAAGAATTACCTATTTTACCACGACGAGTGATTACAGATTATGATTTTAATTCATCTTATGAAGAGGAGAAGTAAAAAAAATGAAGAAATACTTATTGGTAGATGAATATGAAGACACAGATGAAGTGGTGGTATACACAAAATACAGCGTAGTGGAAGCCAAAACCCCAAAAGAAGCAATTATACAAGAATCTTACAATGATTTGTTTGGTGCTGACAAAAGGAAATACGACGGACTGGCAGATTCTGGTAAACTTCAGAAAAGTACAGTTGATGTTAGAGAAATGAGTGGCAATGAAACTATTGGTGACAATTTAATTTATGATATTTTGAGAGAATAGTTGACATTTACAAAATAGTATGATAACATATTATATGTAAGGTTAAACTTGATAGAAACTTTCAATTAGCACTTCTTGTGAGAGACGGTTACTCTCACTTTAAGCGTCCTTAGCTCAACTGGATAGAGCAACGGATTTCTAATCCGTAGGTTGTCGGACCGTACCCGACAGGACGCATGGTAATGTAATGGTGTGCTTGTGGCGGAATAGGTAAACGCAAGAAGGCAATACCTGATTAAGCTTGACGGAGCTGTCGATTAATCCGGGCAATCATGTAGGGTGCAAATCCCTACCAAGCACATAGCGGGATTAAGATAACGGTAGTCTATCGGGGTGCGCACAGTAAAACTGGCCCGAAAGCGCTGGTTCGACTACAGGGTCCCGCATAACGTGTCTTTAGTCTAATGGATAAGACACATGACTCCTAATCATGGAATGACAGTTCGACTCTGTCAAGACACATTTTATTTACACAGAAGGAGGGCTTAGAATGGTTAACGCTATAATTAAAATGTTAGGATTAACACTTTTATTAATTGATATTGCACTATGGTATTTACTAAAAGGAACGTTCTGTATCCTTATTGTAATTCCTTATTGCATTTTAAAGATAACAGCTCCAATAATCGGAAAGGCAACAGACTATCATTTAAGTAAGGGTTATTCGTTGTCTGAATTTTTATCAGATATTGCTGGATAAGAAAGGAAAACATAATGAGTTTAGAAATTAAGCTGAGTACGTCATGGTGGATTGTAAACAATGAACACTCGTCCTCTGGAGTCATTCTTGAACATCGTACTAAGTCAAAGAGCAGTTCAAAGATTCATATCGACAGAACATATCATGGCGGATTGGCACATGCACTGAGATATTATGCAAAGAATGTAGTTGCTAAGAATGACAAGAAAGTAAAAAGTGTCAGAGAATATATCGACGAGTACGATAAGATTTTTGAAGATGGGGTTGATAAGGTTGAAGAAGCACAACAATATTTTGAAACAGACGTCACACCAAAGAAAAACAGCAATGAAAAACAGTAAATATAAGCGTTATTTTTCTGTTTTTAGAGGAGATTACCCACGGAGCAGATGGAATCATGCACATGGCAATCATGGCTCTATCGATGGTGAAAGCTTTGCGACGTTTTACTCATCGCCTAAGTTCTCTGCAATCGCAGTTGATTTAGGATATGGTTATAGCGTAGCTGGTAGTGAAACTCCTGTACGCTCATTTGCTGAGAAGGACTTGTTGGCAGTATATGCAATTCTGCAAGCAACGGGATTTAATGATAATGAAATTAGTCATATTGTAGACGAGCATATGAAGAAGCTAGGAGGACTATAATGTTAAAGGATAATCTGTATTTAAACAATAAAATTTCTCTGGCGCTTCAAGAAGCGCCGGTTGACTTTTATTTTGTAGACCTTAATAATGGTGGATTTTTATATTCAAGTGACGAACAACTGGTTATGTCAAAGAATACCAGAGATAGATTACTAAAAGAAAATGTTATTGATGATGACTCACAAACATCTTCTGATACCTTAATTGTTAGCAATTTGAATGATGGATTCGTTTATATGGGAACGATTTATAAAAACTTAGAGGTCGATAAAAATGGCGACGTTCATCTAAAATATCTTGACCCTATTTGTCTAATGTACGTTAAGTAGCGTTGCTACTTAATTAATTAAATTATATATCTAGTCTTTCGGCCGTCTGCAAACGGTCGTTTTTTATTATTTAGATTGAGATATTCGTTTGATTATGTTATTATAGTAATATAGAGGAGGAAAAATAATGAATAAAAGTGAATTAATTAAATATGGGTATGGCAATCTTCACGGGCATACGGATTTATCAAGCAACCTGCGTCTATTAGATAGCTCAATTACCGTTAAGGAAATGCTTGATTATAGCAATGAGATTGGATTGAAGGCAGTTTCGTTTACTGGTCATGAAGCACTTTCAGACCACATTAAAGCAGAAAAATATTACCATAGCAATCGAGATAGGTTCAAGAACATTAAGCTTGTTTTGGGTAATGAAATTTACTTAGTCAAAAAGAGCGATATGGAAGAAGCAGAAGAAAAAGGAGAACGGTTCAAGTTCAATCATTTTCTTATTAATGCTCTTGATAAGAAGGGACATGAGTTTTTACAGAAACAATCATCATTAGCATGGTCTCATTATCACACCTATCGCCACATGGAACGAGTTCCTAGCTTCTATGGAGAGATTCAAAAGCTAATGGAAGATGGCAATTATAAGGGGCATGTCATTGCTAGTACGGCTTGTCTTGGTGGTTATGTGGCACAGGAAATTCTGTCATACAACGAAGATAACGATAATTCACATTTTGAAAAAGTAAAAGGCATGATTAAGTGGATGGTCAATGTTTTTGGGAAAGAGAATGTCTTTTTAGAATTAATGCCTAGCCACCATGAAGAACAGATTATCGTAAACAATTGGCTTAAAAAGATTAGCGAATCAATTGGTATTCCGTACATTATTACGACAGACGCTCACTATTTAAATGAAGCTCAGCGTCCAGTACACAATGCTTTATTACTATCCCGTAATCAAGATAGAGATTTAACGGCTTATGATACAGCTCATTTATTTAGCGTAGAAGAATTATTTGAGTTCTTTGATGACGACACACTGACAAAAGCATTTACAACACTGCATACGATTTTTGACAGAGTTCAGGACTACACATTAGAACACGAACCAATTGTACCACAAGGACGTATTCCTGAGTTCTCAACCCCATCTTATGCTGACTTTTACCACGGTGAAGATTTACCTAATATCAAAAAGATGGTTGAGAGTAGTAACAAGACTGATAGTTATTTAATGAAACTGGCTTTAGATGGACTTAAAAAACACGGCCTTAAAGATAATAATGATTATTTAAAACGACTTGACCTAGAAGTTGGTGAACTTGTAAAAATTACTGAAAATATTGGTCAGCCAATGAGTTCTTATTTTGTTGCTCAACATGATTTTGTTGACATTATGTGGACTCAAAGCTTAGTCGGCCCCGGCCGTGGTAGTTCTTCATGCTGGCTATTAAATTATTTGATTGGCTTAACACAAGTTGACGCTCTAAAATACAATTTACCACATTATCGCTTCTTATCTGCCGAACGTGTGACAGACAATAAGGCGTCAAATTATCCAGATGAACTTATTAACGTCTGGCTTGGTGGCGACACCTCGAAATAATTCCTAGTGAACGATTAACAATCGGTGTGAGAATATCCAAAAATGGATTTTGACAGGAAATGGTCGATTAATATTCTTGCTAACAGGGAAACCCCTATGAGGGGCAATCGCTGTGCTAAATTTAATGTCGTGCGTATATATTTTTATAGGAGGAAAACTATGAGAGGAATATACGCACATGTAAACAAAATTGATGGAAGAGTGTTCTATGTTGGACAACAACGAGTAAACAACAATAGAGCATATGACTTTAAGACCCAGAGGAATGACAGGTATAAAAAATATGTCAAGATGATTGGCATAGAAAATGTAGAAGTTGTTTGGTTATATGTATCTTGTGACCGTAGCGAAAACTTGTTTACGGCAGAATATGTTTATCAGAACAAGTATTATCAAAACGGGTTTTTAAAAACAAGAGAGCTTATAATTAGCGGAAAAAATAATCCCAATTATAATAACCATTGGAGCAAAGAACAACGAAAGCATATGTCAGACAAAATGGTGGGTCGTTACGAAGGAAAAGACAATCCAAACTATGGGCACAAATGGGACAGTAAAATGAAAGAAGCGGCGAGAGAGAAAGCCAAGAAACAGGGGTCGTTTGAGGGAGTTAAAAACCCAACCGCTTCTTCATGTATTCTGTTTGGCCCAGAAGGATTTGAAATGAAGTTTGATTTGTTAAAAGATATGTCAAAATGGGTATCTGAAAACCTGATTCACACAGAACTAAAAGACATCACATCAATTAACAGAAACCATCATATTAAAAAAGAATATAAAGTATTGGATAACTGGAGTTACAAACAATACGCACGACATTAATAAATGTGAAACGACTATCGAAAGCGCGCATTAATATGTGGAAGTTAGTAGAGTACACTATGGCTTGCGGGCCATATGTGGAAGCGCTAGGCTCTGACTATTAGTCAGATGAAGATATAGTCTGCCCTTGTGGTAACACAAGAGTGATTGATACAGATTCCGAAGGCACCAAACGTGGAAAGATTATCGACAAAATTAAAGAAATTTACGGTAATGATAAGGTTCTTAACTTTGCCACCTTTAGCACAATCAAAACGCGTGGAGCTATCAAATATGCTGGTAGAGGTTTAGGTATTGATAATAACGAAGTTAATTATATTGTTAGCTTACTACCAGCAGATGGTCATGACGAATGGCCTATCACAGACGCATTACTTGGCAACGAGAAAAATGGTCGTAAACCATCTAATAAATTGTTAGAAGAAGTCGATAAATACCCAAAGATGAAAGAGACAATTCTTGGATTGTTTGGGTTGGTGGTTGGCCGTAGTGAACACGCGTCTGGCGTTCTTATCGCCAATAATGGTTATGAAGAACACAATGCAATGATGGTTACACCTCATCAAATCGCTGTTACTCAATTTGACGCAGATGATTCTGAATATGCTGGTATGATTAAGTTTGATTTCTTATCACTATCAGCATTGGATAAAATCCATTCAGCAATTGACATGCTGATTAAAGACGACAGAATCAATAAAGAAGACACGTTGCGTGACACTTATATGAAGTATTTTGGCCCAGAAGCACTTGATATGACGAACGTTGATATGTATAAAATGCTCTTCAACGGAGACGTTATTGATGCCTTTGAATTTAGTTCGTCGGTTGGCTATAAGACATTGCGTAAGCTAAACGCGCGTGATTACTTAGCCTTAGTATCTGCCAACGGTCTTATGAGATTAACTGGTGGTGATGATGACGAATTAGCGCTTGATAGATATATCCGCTATCAGAATAATCCTAATGATTGGGATAAGGATATGGATAGTGCAGGACTTAATAACGACGAGAAGCAATTAATGCACGAACTACTTGATGATTATAAAGGTGTTAATAACTCGCAGGAACGGCTAATGCAAATGGTGTTAAAGATTGCTGGCTATTCGTTAGAAGAAGCCAACAAATTGCGTAAGTCGATTGCTAAAAAAGATAAAAAGAAACAAGAAGAACAGCATGTATTTTTCTTGAAGAAAGCTAAAACATATGGATTACGAGATGAGTTTGCAAAATATATTTGGGATAAACAAATTGCTATTCAGTCAGGTTACGCGTTTTCCGTTAGTCACTCTTTGCCATACACATTATTGTTAATGGTTGAAATGAATATCTGCAAGCGATTCGACCCTATTTATTGGCAAACTGCTGTATTATCAGTTAATGCAAAGACATATGGAGATGAAACGTCAAACCCAGACTACAATAAGTTAGCTACAGCGATTGGTCAATTACCAAAAGGACTAGTAACATACCCAGATATTAATCGTAGTGAGATTGGATTTGTCCCTAAGATTACAAAACAATCAAAAAATATTTTGTTGGGCCTAAACGCTATTTCTGGTATTGGAATCAGCGAGATTGAGAGCATTATGGACAATCGACCTTATGAATCATTAGATGACTTTATGAACAAGAACAAAGACGTCTTTTCAACCAAGAAGATGATTCTTTTAATTAAATCTGGAGCGCTTAATTGCTTTGATGATGACCGCAGAAAGCTCATGATTGATTATATTTCTAAAGTCACGGAACCGAAACAAAAGTTAACTACGGTTCAGATTAATAAGATTGATAAGAAAATTCCAGAAGAATATGAATTACAAAAGAATGCTTATCTAATGAAGAAGCACGTTAAAGATAATACCGTTAAGCTTGACAGCCCTATTGGGCGCTGGTTCATTAACACCATTGAACCTCTAATTACAAAATATGAGGAAGGACTAAAAAAGAAACCAGAGGGAAGCTTATGGAGCATTGATAGTGACAACATTAACATTGATACAAAGCGTTACAATAAGTGGTTTAATTCATTCTCAGAACCACTGAAAGAATGGTTAAAAACTCCAGAAGCAGTTGAAATTGAAAGGAAGACTCGCTGTGCTGAATTATGGCTAAAGGAATGTGAAGGGAATCCAGAACACTGGGCCTTTGAAGCGCTGAACTTCTATCCTGAAAAACATGAATTAGAAGTATCATCGTTAAGTACAATACTAAACTATCAATCATTCAACGACCTAGAACCAGAACCTAAAGTCATCAAAGAAGTGACTAGTCGAAATGGTCGTAAGTTTTCAATTTACGAGAATCACATTATTGCCGGAACTATTGTGGCTAAAAATAATATGAAATCAACAGTTAGTCTATTAACTCCAGATGGATTGGCGATTGTTTCATTAGGACGTTCTCTCTACTCTAAAGTTGGCAAAAAAGAAATGGCTGGTAAAGGAAAAAATCGTCACTGTGTGTCTGATAGTTGGCTAGAAAGAGGAAACAAACTAGCAGTGACTGGCTATCGTCAACAAGACTCGTTTAGACTAAGACGTGACGCTAATTTTAGCACAACAATAATGTTAATCAACGGATATGGTAGGAGAGTAAAGCTAAGTTTTGACAAATAAAAAAGGGCACCCTATTTTGGGTGTCCTTTTCGTGTTTTTATTTTACTAAATATCCTAATTTTACCCCACAATAATCATACTCATCAATGTTCAACTTTTTAACCATCGCGTTGTATTTTCTTTTATTGATTTTGGTGTCATCTTTGTTATTCTTGTAGTATAATAGTTCAAGGTAATCATCTAAATCACGCTTTGTGAAGAATGCCGCCATGCCTTTTGCACGAGAATCAAATAGAACGGCTCGTGTTAAGCCTGCTTCTCCATCTCTTACTTCAATTGTATTCATAATTTAAAACACTCCTTATTCAATTTCAATCCCGAACGCATTACTTAATTTATCATCATCATGGTTCTTTAAGTAGCCTTCTGTCGTTTCAGAACTTGAATGATGAGCTACCAGCTTCAATACTTCTAGTGGTAATGCCTTCTTGTCAGACTCTACTAACACATGGTGAGTGCCGACAGAATAGTTTTCAAGGCCTGTCCGTCTAAAGTCGTGAGGGTGAACAGCGACTTCACGACCAGTAAGCTTTGTCAAAATTCGTCCGAATTGATTGCACCACTCGTAAAAAACAGAGTAGTTAATGACATGGCGTTCTTCACCGTAGTCTGAAATCCATAGACTGTCAATGTCATCGTCGCCACGTTGCTTTAAATAAAGGTCTGCAATCTGTTGTGTGCGCTTAAAATAAATCAATTCAAAACGCTTTGCACGCTTACCAATAACGGTATTTGTTTGATTTGATTTAACAAATCCGTCCTTTTTAACTTGAAGAATTTCATTCCGACGACCGCATGATTCGTATGCAAGACTAACAAATAACGCTTTTTCATATTTCTTGTGACGAATTAAATAATCAAGAAGCATATTTATTTCGCCATCTGTCAAGTAAGTGTGTGTCTTAACGGGTTCTTTGATTAAACCCTTAATGGCGTGCATTTGATTAATTTCATACTCATAATCTTCACTAATAGTAAGATATTCCAGAAAGTTTCTTATACTACTCTGAAAACGATTAATACGTGCATGGCTAGTACCATCACGTTGCATTAATAAAAAAAAGTTACGAAAGTCTTTACGCTTTAATTGTGTTACAGTTTTTTTAGGGTACTTCTTATTTGAGTAACATAAAAATCCACGAATATCTGCCTTATATTGGTAACGAGTTTTAACAGCACGACCGTTGGCTTCTAGCTCCAATAAGTAATCTTCTAAGGCTTCTTTGTCTTCGTCTTTGACTTTTGTGTCCCAGACTTCTTGATTAAATAGTTCCATTGTATCTCACCATTCCCTTTATATTTTATGTACCCCCACATAATGTGAGGATTAATACTAGGCTTCGCTAGAAGGAACTTCACTAACAGGAGCTTCGCTAGAAACTTCTGACGTGGCTTCACTTACCGGCGCTTCTGAAATAGCACTAGCTGGTTCAGCAACACTAGCTGATTCACTAGTTACGGCCTGCGTCACAACCTGTGGATTAACGCTTGCGTCTGAAACGGCTTCTTTAGATAACTCACTTGCTAAACTATCCGCTACGGATTGGGCTTCGTTAGCGGCACTCAATGCCAACTGCGCCTTTTCAGCAGGCTTCTTTGCATTTTCAATAGCCTTTTGAGCTTCAACAAGCTTGTTAAGAACGTCCTGTTCGCTATTCGTTAAGCTGTCAGAATCGTCTTTAATACCGTTGCCGACGTTTTCAAGGATAGAGTTATCTGTAACAGTACCCACGAATGCGAGCACTGAACCAATAACCGTAAACGTCATAAGAACATCACTGCGGTCAATCTTCAAGCCAAAGAATGCTGAGCCAATAGCCAAACCGATAATTAAAATGGAACCAATAATTTGTAACCAGTAGCTAGGCTTGGTCTTGTTAGCTTCAAATGTTTTTACGAATTGAGCAATAAAGTTGTTAAATGCAGTTTTAATCTTGTCCATGTTTATTTCTCCCCTTCCAAAGAGACCTTAATTCTTCATCGTGCCTCGCCATTGTAATCTTAACTTCGCCAAGTTCTTCGGTGTGTTTCTCTAACGTTTGCATAAACGTATTAGAGTCTTCATTCTGCGTAGCAGACAGTTGCTTAATACTGTCACCTAAGTCACTAATCTTTTCCATTAACGGGTCAATAATAACACGTTTAAACAGCCAAGAAACTAGTGATAAAAAAGCACTCACAATGGCAATCAATTCCGTCCACTCACTGAGATTATACCCAAAAAAATAATGAGGCGGAACGGCGGCAATAATGTTACTCAATACCATGTGGTGAACCTCCCTTATCAGCTGATAATTAGTCGTTGGTTTGGATAGATTGTGCTATACATCGAAATTCCGTTAAGACTAGTTAAATTACTAATCGTAGTCCCATGGTCATTGGCAATCTTCCATAGACTGTCACCAGATTTAACTGTATAATAGGTATGAGAAGAGCCGACAACACGCTTGCCGTAGCTTTCGCCACCGCTTACGCCCAGAGCAATATATCCATAATAACCGTTAGAACGTAAATATCTAGCCCACACATAGTCAGACTTGATGATTACTTGGTTATACTTAACACTTTCGCCGCTGTAATAAGTGGCTACCTTAGAATAGTTGGTACCAGCGCCAGTACGAACATTCAGAGTAGTGTTTGGGTAGAACGTACCGTTTTGGTTATAGGTCTGGCTGGAAGCCTTGTTGCTGTTAGATGAGCTAGAGTTTGAGCTAGAACCTTGCTTCGTAACGTGTTCAGCTAACGTCCAACCAACAACAGTGTTGCCACTCTTTAACAAGAGCATCTGGTTAGATTTACCTTCCGTTACTTGCTTGATTTGACCAACAGTATAGGTCTTCTTTAGTACAGAACTATCAATTGGAGTCTTAGTATCGCCAGCGTCCCATTTAGCGACGTTAGAGTTAATCTTAACCTTGTCGCCAACCTTGAATCCGCCAACGTGATACTTGTCTACGTTCTGCTTGTCAGCCGCACTAGAACCAATCCACCACTTCACAGGGTGTTTAGACGTGATAACCTTGTTGGTATCAACACCTAAGCCAAGACTAGTTGAATAACCAGAATCTGTGTATTGCCATAATGCTGGGTCTTTGAGATAATGGTTGCTATAGTTAGCTTCCCAGAAAGCGTCATAGTTGCTCATGGTTCCAATATAATTATTGTAGAAATAACTACCAGAATATAAGATAACTGGTTTGCTGGTGAGACTTTGCATTTCAGCACCCCAAGCCTTAACAGCACTGGAATAAGAGCCACTAGTCGTAGTAACTTCTTCTGCGTCGTTAACAAAGAACTTAGCATTCTTAGCACGACTGTATAAATCTTTAGCTTCTTGTTTGGCGTCAGAAGCATTCACATAGCGTGAATAAGAATAAACACCATATGGTGTCCCGGCCTTTTCGAGGTTGGCAATCGTGTTCTTGTATTGAACGTCCTGGTAATTAGAACCGTATTGAACACGGACAATTACAAATGAAGTTTCAGATTTCAAAGCTAAAGCTTTCTGATAAGACACATTACCTTGCCATTCCGAAATATCGACCACTTTCTTAACAATGGCACCATCACTAGTGTTGGCGGCACTGGCATTCTGCGTGCTAATAGCAGAAGCAGATAATCCTAACGATAATGCTAATGCAGTACCATATAGTACGTGTTTTAGTCGTTTGTTCATCTTTTTGTCTCCTTTTATATATTAATGTTCACTTATCAATAGTTTATTTCAGAGTAAAATTCAAATTTTATTGTTACTTAGGATTAATAATAATATCAGCGCATACTTGTAGCTGGGTTGTGGTCGTAATTGCTGTTGCAGTACCAGCAGTATTGTGTTTCAATACCGACACAGCACCGTTTGGAAGCCACGATAAACAGTATAAGTTCCACCCAGATGATTGCTGAACAACAGCAACATTCTCTGCGATAGTGCCAATTGAAGATGGTAAGTTGAACAATACAGTAGCCGACCCAATGGCTAGGTCAGCACTTGGGGAAACCACACCGCTGACGTGTAATACATTGCCGGTTAGCACGTAATTCAAAGCCCCTGTGCTACTAGTCGTACCAGATTTATAGAATGCTGACTCAACATCTAAAGTACCAGACGTTTGAGTAGCAAGCTTTTTCCATGGGTGAGTAACAAATGCACCATTACCATCTGTTTCGATAGATGTTGTGTAAATATCGCTAGATTGGTATGGGTGAAGTTCAAGCTGATTATAAACCCACGTAGGGCCACCAGCAGAACCTGTTGGTCTGTTTGCTGGTGAAGCGGTTTTAATATCAAGTGTGAATACCGTTGTCACGGGGCAGTTCAACAATGACATAGCGGCCGCATTAGAATTTGTACACAAATGTTCTGTATTCCCCGTGTTATTAATGTGAGTGAATAAGTCAGTACCATTCGGGATAGAAGTATACTTTATCTTGCTGTCAATAGCTGTGTTAACTTGTTCATTTGTCATAACACCTTGTGGCCCAATGTCACCTTTATCACCTTTGTCACCCTTAGCAATCGTACTTGCGGCCTTATTCATTGCTTCGACAAAATCTTCATAACTAATTGTTGTAATAACTGAGCCAGATTGACTTTCAATGTTATTATTGATTGTGAACCCTGTTAAAGCACCACTAGGGTAGATAGCAACCCCACTATCATAAGTTACCCAAACTTCTAACAAGTAAGAACCTGCTGGAAGCCCACTCATAAAATCAGAGTCAAATTTAATAACCACCTGACCAGACAACGGGTCTGGGATATTGTCAGAAGTGATTGTTTGCGATTTTAGGTAGCCGGTACTGTTACCTAGCTTGGCAATAATGCTTGTAGCATTGGTAAGGTCAACAGGATTGCTATCCTCACCCAACACCATCACAAAACTGGTGGTTGTGTCGCCAATTTTTACGGTTTGAGCGGAAGTATCAGCATATTCTAATGTTTTTGCCAAACCAAATCATTCCTTTCTATCGCTTGTCAAAGTCAACATCTAACGCTTCACATAACGCGTCGTAACATGTTGCTTCATCACCAGACACGTTAATGTCTGCGTTTAATAAGAAGCTTTGACAATCTTCTTTATGATGTGAATAAGTGGCTTTTTCAATTTCACCATTTTCCATCATCAATTCAAAATAAGCTTTTCTGAAAGCTAAATCATTTTCGGACGTAAAGTTATACTGACCATCTTTAACAATAGGTTCACCCTTATCATCTTTTTCAGCATATTCTTTAATCAGGTCTTTTTGAAGACCAACAATTTCATCATTCTTGTCAGACAACATTTTAATCAAACGTGTTCTAGCGATTGATTGATAGCCAGCGAGTGGTAATCTTTTTAGGAATTCAATTGATGGTGAGACGAATTGATTTTGTAATTCAAATTTCATAGTTTAATTTCCTCCTATTTTTCTTCGCTAGATGGTTTTAATGCAGTTAAACTATCAATCAATGTATTCAGCACTTTCAATTTAACATTATCTACACCGCCTATAATAGCGGTATTGAACTCGTCCATAGTAATGCTTACTTGTGAACTAATCGCTAATGTGTTAATCTGAATACTAATGGTCATAATGTTATTCGTATAATCTGGTTTATAATTCGTAATTAAGATGTTGTTCATTTGATTTTATCCTCCAGCTTGTTAAGTCTTGATTCTAATTCCATATTATGCCCGTTTAAGGTAGAAATTTGTTTTTGCTGTTCTTGAATAGTCGCCAAAGCGGCGTTCAACAAGACACTATTATCAACACCACTTAACTTTCCATTTTCATCGCGATTGATAAAAATGTCCGGTAACTGCCACTGTTTTGTTTCATTAACGTCATCAACAATACCAGACAATCTAATGTGACTAGTGTTATCATCTGTTTTGTATTGATAAGTTGCTAAATCAATTGCATTGACTAATTGTGCCCAATAAGCGGTGTCTGCTTTCTTCACGTCTCGCTTAACGCTAAGCAATGACGAATTAACAAGACTTGTGTAGTGAACAGCGCCAGCATAAATATCAACAGTTCCGCCCCCACCTTTAGCAAAGTGAATGGCCCCCTTATCAGCGCTAGTTACTGTGTGCCCAGTATTAATCTGGATATTGCCAATGTCTAGCTCACGATTAAACTGAATGACGTTAGAGCCAGCCGTGTCAGTACCAAAGTTTGCAATATCAGACCCAGAAAAATTGGTAACCCGCCACCAAGTAGAAGCTTGGTCTGCAATGATATTGCCATAACTGTTAAACGTAATACCCGTCCCATTCATTTGAAGGCCACTAAAATGAATAGCTTGTGTGCTCCCCCATAAATGAATTCCGTTCAACGGGCTAAGCACAACTTGACCAGTTAATTGATTGCCAGAAACAGATTGTGAGAACGACGTGTCTCTACCATTCGTAAATCCAGAGTTTAAAGAAATCGCGTCACCACTAAAATTACCGTCATAAGCTTCATATTGGCTACCAGAAGCATTTATCGCACGATACATGGTTCTTAGTCCGCCACCACTCATCTCTGTTCTCAGAGCGTCCATTGAGTTGAAGAGTGTTGTGGAAGCTTTACCAGTAGGTTCAATGGTAAATGGATAAAAATTACTGGTGTTGTTGGCATTATTAATAAGGTCACCACCGTTGAAAGTCGTCGCATTAATGGTTGAACCACTAATGATGCTACCCAAAACAGTACCGGCACTAACAACGTTACCAGCGTCTGGTTGATAACCAGTTGAATGAGCAGTTTGTGTCAACATTGGTGAGCTAAATAAAGCATGGCCTTTGCCGTTGTACGCCCAATACTGTAGGCCGACAGATGACGCAGTGCTAGGAGCATTAAAACCGTCGATAGTTAGATACTGCCATGCCTGAGCACTACCAGTCCCGTGTAAATTTACACTGGTGTAATTCCCAGCCGGCAACCTGTTACCGTTGGCGTCATAGAAAGCTAGTGCCATTTGGTATGTCATTGTAGCGTCACTACCGGCGTCAATAAACCAGACTGACGCACTGTAAGGCTGTCCAGTTAAACCATTTAGTGGCACTCTTTTGGTCTGCCCAAAGTTTACCCAGTTCCCAGAACCAGTTGAATTATTAAACCCAACAGAAGGGACACCGTCATGCAAAGTAACATTTGATAAATACCCCATTGAACCTATTGTCCACCCCGGAATATATGAGCCATTGCCACCAGATAATGCTGAGTTATAAACTAGGTTCGTTGAACCACGGATAATTAAACTTGTAGCTGTGACAAGACCGTTCGAGTCTACTGTGAAAGTCCCGTTGTTAGTTGTAAAAGTATTAGCCGCAATGTCAGCCGCCGTCAATTTCTTACCAACAAGGAGTGTGTCAATGTTCGCACTTTTCATGATAACAGGGTCGACACTATCAAGGAAGACGCTTTTTCCAGATAATGTCAATTGACCACTAGATGAAATCAAAGTGTTACCAGCTTGAATATTAATTTGGTCAATTAGGTCATCTTTGGTTACCCTCAAAATAATATCGTTAGACATTTGAGAAATCATAGAATCTTGACCGCCGTAAATATAGTTTGTCGCAGTATCACCAGGCTCCATCTTTAGTTCAGTAAAGAATAACCCAGAAGAAGCACTATTATTAGACCCAATGTTGTCAACTCGAATATAACCTTCGTTATCATTAGCACCAGTCGTGAATGTAACTGTATACTGGTCAATATGCGATGGAGAAGTCACTAGATTGTTAAACAAACCATGGACGGTATCATATTCTTCAGTTGAACCATAAGCACGTGACAGAAAATATACATTGGCCCCAACGACATTAGATGAAGCAAATGCCTTAAATTGGAATGTATATTTGGTGTTTGGCAACACTGAAAATCGCAATGAACCGGCGGCAGAAGTTGCATTCTGCGCTGTATTGAGATATAGTAGCTTTCCAGTACCATTTTGGTAGAAAGTGTGGGTAGTTACTAATAGTTTTCTATCAGTTGCCCCCCAGTCCATTAATTGCCAACCTTCTAAAGAATCTGAAAAGTTGCTAGAGTAAGGTATTAAGTTAACGTTGTTGGCGTCTTTCTTAGAAACCTTGCTGGCAATCATACCATCTGTTTGCGTTTGATAAGATTCAAAATCACTAGAAGAAACTTTTGAAGCAATATCTTTAGCTGTTTGAGTTTTATCCGTTTGATAAGTTCCGTTATCAACCTTTGCCTCAATCAATTTGCTTGTTTGAGTTTGGTAAGTTTGAAAGTCGGCTTCTTTAACTGTCTCCGCAAACTGACTAGTGGTTTGCGTCTGATACGTCGTGAATGTATCATTAGAAACCTTCGTACCCAAACCATTCTCTAATTCTGCAATGGTTAAGGTTGAGCCACCTTTTAGTTTTGTGATTTCAGCAGTAGCGCTAGTGGCAGTGTCAAGAGCGCTATTAGCTTGCGATGAAGCTTCGGAAGCGCTCTTAGAAGCTTCTGAAACAGCACTTGCCTGTGAAGCAATCTGACTATTAGTATAATCAACAGCAGACTGTGCTTGGCTGGCCGCCTGACTAGCTGTTGAGGCCGCTTGACTAGAAGCACTAGCGGCACTTGTGATTTTATTGTTTGCGTTGTTTTGCAGAGCACTTTGAAGTTTTGCTAATTCTTCATTATAAGCGTCCTGATATTTCTTGTACGTTACACGGTCAACGTCACTAGCGTGGTCAGGGTCTGCTAGAACGTCAGCCATGAACTTGTTTAAATTATCGTACGCCGTAGTTACGGCGGTTGTGCTAATCCCCTCATCTTTAGCGTTCTGAACGAGAACGTTATATTGAGATGTTAAACCAGCGAACTGCACAACGTTGTTTTGCTTTTCAATCACGGACATTAAATTAGGGTCATTTAAATCTGTGACACCTTGAACCGCTTTGTCGGCAGTGTCTTGTGAATCTTGCGCTAGTTTAGTAGGGTTAGTAATGTTAACTTCAACAAATGCACTTCTTGCCATTTGATAACCTCCTACTCGTTACCTGTATCGTCACTACCATCACTACCACCGCTGACAACTGGCATTGCTGGCCGATAAATAATATCAGTAGCATATTGCATTTGTTTCTTAGGCGGGTTCCCGTCTGGCGGAGTAACGTTGAATGAGTGAACCAAGGTTCGTTTGCCGTTAATTGTTGCGAATGATAGACTTTCTGGTTCAATTATTTTTCCAGTCAACCCCAAACCGATTAAGGCGTCGTAATACGGGTGCATAACTTCACCGCGGTGTAAAATGTTTACACAATAGAAAGAACACGTTTTACCTAAAAATTGATTACCAACACTCCAGTAAACGTATGGGAAGTCTAATGCCTGCCCTTGGAAAATATCATCATCACCAACAAAGTCATAATCAAGCATATCAATCGTATACATAACCGTCTTGACTCCAGCCAATAGGTCTGATACATTTAATATAAAGAATTTGTAACCACCGCTACTGTACCCCATCATATTGTTTTTCCTGTCAAAACTAACACGAGGATAACCACCGGGAGTAATTAAGTGGTCAGTATCGTTAATATCTAGTGTTTTGCCACCTTGATATTTGAACCTGACAATATCCCAGTTACCAGCACTATTTCTTTGATTACAAATAATCCATGGTTGCCCTTCTTGATATAGAACACCGAATGAAGTGCCGTGCCCTCCACCTTTTAGAACCATTTTATCAATCAGTTTAAAATCTTTATCGCGGTGCATGTAATTACAATCATCACCAGAAGTGGCGGCTGATACGTACCAAGTTCCGTCGTCTAATTGTTCAATGTGTTGTACAATACGATGAACATCGCTATCGTATGGGTCAAATTCACCAATTTTAACGTAATTGTTCTGATTGATTGACAACTCAGGGTCTTCTGATATATAATCACCATCAATATAAGCTCTAATGTTGCCCATTAAAGATGGGGTTACGTTAATGATGTCACCAGTTTGTTCCCAATTAGGGTCAATTGAGCCGTCAGTATTAACGTGCCGCCATGCAAACCCCTTGCTATCAATATATGTGCTGATATTTTGCTTACCAACCCATGCGCTTAACAATAGACGTTTTGACGATTCACCTTGTGCAAAGTCAAGACCATCTGGGTGTGATAGTACTGGAGTAATAGCAGTAGCGTCATTAATGGCTTTGGCTACGGCGTCAGCTAATGCTGATTGATAATCTGTTAACCATTGTGGTGTTGCTACAGGAACGGTTACGAACTCACCAAAGGCAATAGAGCTTGAATATGGTGATGAGAAACTAATTGTTCTTTGAATAACACGTCCAGTGGCGTCTAATGCTGGCGTAATGTGTTCATCTTTAAAACGAATCGTAGCACCTAGTGGTGGTAAGAATCCGGGAGCAACGTTAACATCATAGTAAGTTCTAGGGTGATTGAATAGCTTCAACATCTGTTTTGCCCAAGATTGTAAACCAGTGTTATCACTAATCTGGTTTGCGGTGATAACACCTTCTAGGTATTTACCGTGTAATGAACCTTCATAGTTATAAAGCTGATTGGCATCATCATCAACAATATAAGTCATACCATTGTTATGAGGAGCCATCGTTGAGCCGTTTGCACCATACGCGTACAACTTTGTAATAGGCGCCGCAACTGTGACACGTTTAATGTTCGTGATATTCTCACCAAAAATAGCTTCTTGGTAAACGATATCAGAAGATAACTCATCTGTCACTTCTACTATCTTGTCTACAACCTTACCTTGTGTATTGATTTTAACATAAGCGTCAATTTCAACATCAAATAGTTGTAATGCGTTCTGCAATAATACAGTTCCTTTTGTTTTACCATCAAAAGAATCCGTATCTGCTAAGGTTGCGCTTCCTGTGTTGTATTCTACTTGCCAGCCAGAGTTTTGGAAAACCTTGCTAAAAACTTGTTCGACATTCTGCTGTTTTACTGTTGATTGCAATGGAATCGTAAATGCTAAGTCCCTTAGAACTAAATTACATACATATGCAACGGTATTTACAGAAGTTGTTGAAGTAGATTCTTCGGAAGTTGAGTAAATGTACATGATATACCAACGGTTAAGGTAGTCATCGTGATATGCTAAATAGTTACCAGACACTACCTTATCGCTATCTGGTTGTCCTTGTGGCACCGTTACAGTACCGCTATGGTCGTATTTTTTTGATTGTGCGTTAAGGTTAGTTTTACCTTCGTAGCTATCTTCGCTACCGACACTAACGTCATCGTCGTATTGTGTATTTTGCTGGTCTGAGTCTGCCAACTGCATAGTAATGGAGTCGTTAGTAAATCTTGTAGCTCCATCAACAGTCAATAGGCCAACATTGTTAAAATGTGAATCCAAAATGAGGTATTGATTACCTAATGACATTCCATTACCTCCTAATCATTATTTATGTATCAAGGGATTTTATCCCTTGTTGTTATTAAAGTTTTCTTGGTAAATATTTTAATACCATTTTTGCACCTTCTAGGTCGCCAACCATGTTAAGCGAGTTTAAGCCCGGCTTTAACTTTGGATAGCTGGTAGACCATACTGGGTATGAAATCCGACCACCGATAGTTGTCCGCTGTGCTTCTGAGTCCATGACAATTTCAGAACCAGAGCTGGCGATATATGTTGGTGTTGAAGAATCTGGAACATCATTATGCTTCCACAGTTCAATACCAGTTAATGACATATAAGGCGCCTTATAATCAATCTTTTTATCGTCTTCTGTGATAGAATGCTTTAAGAACATGATACCAAAACCACCCAGTGCTGTTTGGTACTTATCACCAGTGTTAATTGGCTGTTGCGAGTGAGTGATTAAATACTTGTTAGGGTTAGTATATGGCTGTCCGTTGTCAGTGTTATACTGAATAACAGACCAACTCCACGTCTGGCCGACATGTTGCATATCCATCTTAATCCAACCATCTGTTAGGGCCCCAGTTTCTTGACGGTTCCAAACGGTGACGTAAGTATCTACCTTTTGATTGATAGTCTTCTTAGTTACCTTGCCGTTCTTGGCTTTAGTCTTAACTGTCTTTTTAACTGTTTTGGTTCCAGTTTTGATTTTAACTGCTGTGTCTTTCTTGTTTGTGAAAGCTCCACTAGGCCCTGTTGTGGTCAATAGGTCACGGTGTTTACCATCACCGGGAGCTAGAACTGAACCTGGCTGACAAATTTGTAAACGACAACGCGGACGACCGTTTTGCCCGGGGTCTACGATACAGAAATTACCGATTGCCTTACCGCCAGTGTCAGTCCATTGGAATTGAACTGCACCCATCGCACGCTCATTATGAGTGCCACCATATCGTCCATGATGAATACCGGCTCTTAAACGCCAATCTGTGAGTGACTGTGTCAAACCAGTATATCTTAAAGCCGGGCCATACCAACCAGTTTGATGAGTACCGAACTGCTGGTTAGCACCACCGGGGTCACGTTTAACTGTCATAGCAGAAGTGGCATCGTTAATCATCGCTTCACCTTGGAATACAGTATAGTCACCACCGTTAGGCGGAATAAGACCGCCAATAGCACCTGCGTCATTAGTCCACATTGCCATTGTTTCAACAGGGTCGTCTAATACCTTCTCCCACTCCTGAACAGCCTGTGCTTGCTCCAATGGGTCTTCTGGGCCAATACCGTAATTACCGCCATTAAGTGTATACCCGACGTATTTCAATGCTTTAGAAGGGATAATCTGAATGACTGGTTCTGTTTGTGCTGTTCCGTCAACGGTGATAACGTTTAATCCAGGCTTTAAACCAACCTCAACTTGTGGTAAAGTTGCTCTAGGGTCAGACATAACGAATGTAATCGTAGATGTCGAATCCCAAGCCCCTTCTTGCGTTACTTGTGGGTCAGAGATTGAAGTGATGTGACCCCAATAAGTTAAATCAGGTTGGAATCCAAATACTAATGGAATTTCTTGGTCATTATCTGGTTCGTCTGTTAATAGCAAACCAGCCAAAGTTTGTGCGTAATCAATATATGACTGTGAATTATGCGGTGCCATGATTGTAATTGGAATATTGATTGTCTTAGTGGTATAATCAATACCGCCAAAGTGAACACCATATTTAGCAGGAATATCGGTTGACAATTCTGACATTGCTGGTGCAATTGGTGGGAGCACCATTCCCATAATAACGTGTAAGTCTGTGCGGCTATTAAGACCGCCTAGACTAAATTCATCTTCTTTTAGTGCCAATGGTTTTACCTCCCATTCAATCATTATGTACACGAGGGGATTACCCCTCGTATTAGTTAGTTAATCAAGTTATTGTACCTTGCTTTAGCTAACTTTTGTGCCTCAACAGCGTCTACAACACTTTGTGAAGCAACGTAAGCAACGTTTGGAGTATTGCTTGATGACAGAATAGCTTGCAATAATGCGTTAGTTTGCTGGATAGCAGTTGCAATTTGTTCAATTGCTTGGCTATCAGCAGACGACGTATTTTGAGTATTCACGTTAGTGGCAGTATTACCGCTTTCTAGGTAGCTGATTGATTGCTTCAATTGACGAATTGCGGCATCTTTGTTGGTCAAAGACACAACCATTTCTGGCTTGTTATGTTCCGCAATGTTAATCATTTGAGCCTTATCAACAAGGCCACCACTCTCCATACCCTTAATGTAGCGATATACAGCAGAAGCATTGCTCAAACGAGCACCACCAGAAGCGTCCATGTTACCACCAGACTCCCAAGTTGCGAAGAACTTTTGAGCCGCGGCAGTAGGGTTTGTCATTCTTAATACAGCCTTTAACATTCCGTTCACGCCGGGTTCATTTAAGGCATAGCCAATTTGACCAGCGGCAGAATTCCATGCATAACCGTGCTTACTTAACCAATTTCTTAATCCAGTTTCACGGGTGAAAGTCCATTGTCCTAAACCAGTACCATGGTCACTAGAGTTGACAGCGGAAGGATTCAAATTAGATTCTTGAATCCAGTTACCTAAGATACCAGCAATACCACCATTGTTAGAAGCAGGATAACCTTGCTTGAATGCTTTAGCTAACGCACGGGCACGTGAAGCAACGCTACCACCAAGCTTGACGTTACCGACAAGTTGTTCATCCTGACCTGCTTTTAACATCTTTTTGAACCAACTGGTAAGAGAGTTGACAACAATATCACCAGTCATACCAACAGCTTTAGCGGCTAGGCCACCGCCTTTTGCTAAGGCATTTAATGGTGAAGCAATCATAGCAGATAAATATTTAGCAGGTGATTTAATCATCTTTCCTAAATTATCAATAAGCTTAGAAGCTTTAGTTTCAACCCCAGAGAACCAACTACCAACACCGTGAACAGCACCACCGATAGCACTACCAATACCATCTAACCAACCAGTAGCCGAAGCGAAAGCTGGAATATTACCACCAGTATGTTCAAGGTAAGGTTGAACCATTCTGGCGTCTTCACCTTTGGCGATTTCGGTACCTTTTGGAAGGTTGACGATAATGTTACGCTTGTTGGGGAACATACCCATACGGCCATCTGGAAGCTTATAAGCTTCGCGCCAGTATTTAGACTTAGCGTCATTTACCAACGCTGGGCCGCCAGGAGTACCCTTAGCATAGGTGCTTAATTTAGCTGAGCTATAACTTGCTTCACCAAGTCTAAAACTCTTACCGACACCAATCTTCTTCTCAACGCCATTAATAGCGTCTGCAACAGCATTCCAACCTTTAACAACAGGGTGAATGACACCATTGTTAACAATACCGGCCATTGAGTTCCAAATACCGTGCCATGCACCTCTCAGAGCACTAGAGATACGTCCTGGAAGCTTCTTGAAGAAGCTTGCCATGTTGTCACCGAATTTAGAAATGTTCTTCCAAATACCTTTAATCCAGCCACCGATAGTATTAGAAACGTTCTTCCATGCCTTAGCAACTGGAGATAACAGGTTCCTAAACCATTTAGTAACGTTATTATAGATATTCTTAGCCCAACTACCAATTGTATTGGAAATTGATTTCCACCAACGACCTGCGGTTTTTGAAATGGACTGCCAAGCCTTAGCTACGGGACTTAGTAAGTTTCCGACCCACTTAGTTACCCCTTTGTAAAGGTTGTGTGCCCAACTGCCAACGGTGTTAGATATACTCTTCCACCATCTAGCGGCAGTCTTAGAAATAGATTGCCAAGCCTTAGCCAATGGAGACAATAGTTTGCCAATCCATCTAGTAGCAGTGTTATAAATATTCTTAACGAACTTCGTAACATTCTTTAAGGTGTCGCTCCATGCCTTAGAGATACCGCTACCGATTTTGTTCATCGTTTTCTGGATTGGCTTAACCATGTTGTCAATGGTCTTACGAACATTTTTAGCCCATCTACCGATTGTCTTACCAACATCAGTAAAGAACTTGCCCATGCCTTTAACAGCCTTGCCAACACCTTGGAATAATTTAACTAAACCAATCGCGGCCAGCTTTCCGGCAATCGCCCCTAATGCGGCGATGAACTTACCAATACCTTTAACTACACCGGCAATATCTTTACCAATAGTTACAATTGACTTACCAACTGGGCTGGTCTTAAACCATTTACCAATCTTTTCAAATGGGGTTTGAATTGCTTTAACAGCAGGCGCGAAGAACTTGCCAATCCCTTTAGCCCAGCCAGACATGGTTTTACCAATACCGGCCAACATCTTTGAGATGGACTTTCCGATACCTGTTTTACCAAGCCCAGAGAACATCTTCCCAAACGCTGAGCCGATTGTCTTACCAAGACTGCCAAGACTAGGAACTTTAAGTCCCTTGAATAGTCCACTAAACCATTTACCAATTCCGCTAATCTTAGGCATTTTAAAATTCTTAAACATTTTACCAATGTTAGGCATTTTAAATCCTTTGAACATCTTACCGAAATTAATTTTTGGCATTTTTAACTTACTAAACCACTTACCGATACCACCAAACCAATCACCGATTGACTTAGTGATGGTTGACATCTTAGGCATTTTGAAGTTCTTCATAGACTTCTGAATCTTCTTACCTAGCTGTCCACCCCAATCTTGGCCCTTAGAGCCACCAAAGAAACTACCAGCAAGTCCACCAACGGTAGAACCAATCTTAGCGCCGGCTACTGTTCCTGCCGGGCCAAAGAAAGTACCAAGTCCACCACCGACTAGACCACCAATACCAGTACCGATAGCACCACCGCCAATTGTACCACCTAATTGACCAGCAGTAGAACCGACCTTTTGGCCCGCGTTCTTCTTGTTGATACCAATAAGGTTCATGGCGGCCAAACCAGTTTGTAACCACGGAATACGTTTCAGAAGTCCACCAGTACCCCTAGCTATTTTACCTAGCTTGGAACCAGTAGTACCGACCTTACCAATCCTTGACGAAATAGCTTCGGCGTCCTCAGTAGTTGTCTGGCCTTTAGCCATACGTTTTAATACAGATGACTTAGAACGAGACTTTTTAGCCGCTTGATACTCTTCACGAGTACCAACAGATTCTACTTCGGAAGCTGTCTTACCAGCTTTTCCTTTGAGACCACCAGCACTACCAGCGCCGGCTTCTGCCGCTTCTGCTCCAGCGGCTTCCCCAGCGTCGGCCCATGCTAATGCGAGAGCCTTTACAGCGGCGGTTTGCTCGTCAATTGCGGCAACAGCAGACTTGCTTGCACCAGCAGTATCAATCTTAGATTTACTGAATAATTTTGAAACAACAGTTGCAATTGTTCCGGAATTACGAATGAAAGCGGCAATTACACCAGTAACAGCACTAATTGCTGGAACCAATAGAAGCGTTGCTCCGGCGGCTTTTTTAGCAGAAGGACTCAACTTATCGAACTTATCCATTAATCCCGTTAGTGCTTTAGCACCTTTGGTTAAATATGGAAGTAATACGTTCGCGAACTCAATCTCTAAAGCTTGAAAAGTAACCTTAAACTTGTTAAACTGGTTCTGTGCAGTTTCCATGTTCTTTGCAGACAAACCACCAATATAGTCTGTCTTTGCTGAACGCTCGACTTCACCGTTCAAATTCTTCAGTGACTTGTAATTATCAGTTAAAATACCACCAGCCTGTTGACCAGTCGTACCAAAGATTGCATGGAACACGTCAGTACGGTCATGACCAGATAAGTTCTTCATATGAGAGTTCAAAATGCCGAAAATATCCGACATCGACTTCATCTTACCGTTCTTATCTGTAAAACTACTTGTTGATAACCCTAATTTCTTCAAAGCGCCAGTAGCGTTATCAGTAGGAGATACCAATGAGTTAATCGTCTTACGTAGTCCAGTACCAGCTTTGTCAGATTCCAAACCGTTGTTCGATAAAATACCCATGGCACTAGCGGTTTCAGAGATACTAAACCCTGCTTGATGGGCCGTGTTACCGACATATTCCATACCTTTACCCAAGCTTTGGAAATCGGTAGCCGTCATATCGGCGGCATAGGCCATCTCGTTAACAACCTTAGACGTATTCTTGGCCATTTGAGCAGTAGAGTTAGCCCTCAGACCGAATGATTCCAAAGTCTGTGTAGAAACGGCTGTAACATCGTTGAAGTCATCGCCAGTGGCAATAGCACCTTTAACTAATGTCTTCATTGAACCTAATGCTTGTGCCGAACTGTAACCACGTTTGATTAAGTCTTGATAACCGTCAGAAATCTTTTGCTGTGTTAAACCATATTCTTTAGAATATGATTGAGCATTCTCTTTCATCTTTGCAAGGTTACGGTTAATCTCACCAGTTCCTTCTGTATTAGACTTAACAATTAAGTTTTTAGTCTTAGTAAAAGAAGATTGTAGCGAGGTTGACATTGAGACACCTTGCTTGGTTACGGCGGCAAGACCTAATGTTGCATAGCCAGTACCACGAGAAACGGCAGACATTGCATTAGCAACGCCAGCGTATTTCTTTTGCATACCACCAATTTTATCACTAAATGAGTTTATTGCTGAACCAGATAAACCAACATTTTTATTTAAAGAACGGATTTTTGAGTCCGTTTCTCCAATCCTTGCGCCTAAATCATTGACCTTTTTAGCCTGTGCTGAATAGGCCGCGCTTGTATCACCAGAGCGCTTCTTAATTAATTCTAATTCGGACATTTCAGTCTTGTATTGAGTCAACAACCCTTTACGAGAACCAATTAATGTCTTTAACTCTACCGACATTGCAGTATAGTTCTTGCCTTCTGCTCGTAATCTTGAAGCAAGTGATTGCGATATTTCAGCAGTCGACTTAGAATACTGTTCCATTTGATGGAGACCAGTAGAATACTTACGCTGTTCTTCACGAGCTTTAGCATAAGCCTCACGAGCTTTTGACACGACAGCAGATTGCTTGTTGATGTCAACGTTAGAAGAGCTAGCGCTAGCCTTTAACGCTTTGAACGCTTTCTCTTCCCGACCAAGCTCATCTTTCAATGAAGACGTCTTAGCCGCTAAGAGTTCCTTGTGTTTAGCGCTTGCTTGTTCTTCTTTACCTTCTGCTGATAGAGCTTTCTCACTAGCTTCAATCGCATTGGTATAAGCCCTGTGAGACTTTTGTGCTCTGTCAATACCAGTTGAGTATCTGATTTCGGCCGCTCGTGCACTATCCAGTTCGCTTTGACGACGTTTAAGTGCCGCATTACTTCTGGTTAATTCATTCGTCCAGCGCATAACTGCAAGCTTTTCCTTGTCAGTCGTAGCATTGGCATTCTTCAATGCTTCTGCTAAGCGCTTGTTATAATCGGTTTGTAACTCAATTTCTTTGTTAAGACCTGTTATCTTAGCGTCTAAAGCACTTGCACTATCACCGGCGGCTTGCATTGCAGAAGCGTTAGAACGCCATTCTTGGCCTGTGGAGCGAATAGCTCCTTTTAACGTACGCAAACTCGATTGAGCTTTTGTATCGTTAATATTAACATTATATGTTAAACTACCATATGCGGCCTGTTTCATTTAAAACCCTCCTTGCAAAAAAACAAGCCCGCCAAAGCGAACTTAACCAACAAAACAAGAAAAAAAACAATAACATCACTTATCAGCAATGTTATTTTCCAACCAGTAACCTAAAGGCTCTACTTTATCGTCAGAACCAGAACCACCACCGTCGTCATCGACAGATAGAGTTTCTAATAAATCAAAATAGTTAGTTTCCTCTAAATTATTAAATGTGTCTTGGTTTTGAGAAATCAGTGTTTTTTCGAGACGATTAATCTCGTCCAGCGTCTCCTGAAACGTCTGTGGTTCCGCTGGGCGTACCGTCGTCTTCGTCACCGTCCACAATCTGGTCAATGTGCATAATCTTTTGAACGATTTGAGCAAACAATTCATCGGTCTTGCTTGATTCTAAGTCTTCTAGTTTATCAATTTGTGATTCTGATAAACGTAAAAGGTCAGCAATATATTCGGTGGTTGCTTCGTTTGCTTCATATTGGTTCTTAATAAACAAACTGTATGCTTCTTCATCGGTCATGTTTTCGGCATCAATATTACCTAACGCTTCCAACTTCATTTGCACCTTTAATGTTTTCTTAATGTTCTTGTTAGTCTCGTTTACTTCAACGGGCTTACGAATTCCTAAATCTTTTGCATTGATTTTGACAGTCATATGAATCTCCTCGTCTTTCATCTAAATATTTTATTTTTGGATATGTAGACGCGCCCCTCGATGAGGCGCATAGAGACTATTCTGCCACGATAGTAGCACTTGTTATACTTGGGGTTATCGACGCAATCTTAGGCGCCGGTTCCGCTGGGGGTGTACCCAGGAAATACAAATTTAGTCCAATCATCAATCTTAAATGTTTCGTTGGCTTCGTCACCTTTAGCATAAGCGGCTTTATCAGCTTGGCGGTTAACACCAGTAAACGTCAATGAGTCTGGTGCCAACTGTTCTGATTCAGTGTTCGTTTGCATGTTGTGTTCTTCAAGGCCGAAAGTACCTTTCAACAAAGCAAAATGCAATACGTTATTCAGACGACCGTGCGTAATAAATTCAATAACTGAATATGGAGCACGCGTGTCTGACGTAACAACAGAGAATCCTTGCGTGTTATCAACACCAGTAATGGCGTCAATAATTGCTTCTGGAATGTCGTTAGCACCAACAGTCGCTTGAACAGAGCCAACACCTTTACCGGAAGTTTCAACAACCATGTCAGAACCATAAATCTTAGTCATCGTTGGTGCAAGACCAGTAATGTTACCGACCGTCATACCTTGTGCGGTCTTTTCGTCTAATTTATAAACACCCGTTGCCCCGATTGCCGTATTTGTTAGGTCAACCGTTTCAGCGTCTTGCTTAAAGATAGCAAGCCGGGCGCTGTCAATACCTTTGGTTTTTGCCATTAGTAATTACCTCTTTCTTTAATAAATGGTTTTCTTAAAATGATAAGTTGAATAAAGTTGTGAAGTGTTTGGTTCACGGTCAATTCCGCCACCGATTGTCTGATACCAACCATTGTCACGCAACATGTTGCGCACAGGGTGCTCATACAACGCTGTAACGTCTCCGTCAATACTTAGTGGATAAAAGAACTGTACTTGTACCGTACCGTCATCAGCAATAATATCATCGCTACCAAATTTACTAGGAATGCGTGAAATATCGTTAACTAAAATCACTATTTTATTCTGAACTGCCGCCTTAATATTATCAGGAAGAGCATATGCAAAGACATATTTTGGGTCAATTCCGTCAATATTGGCGTCTCTAATTAATTGTTTTACGTCGTTTGAAATCAAATCTTACAACCCCTTTGCCTTTAAAATAGCCTTGGCTGTTTGAGTTTGTGCAGCAAAGATTTGGTCGTATGGCATAGTTTCAATGGACTTCTCAAACCAAAACTGTGCTGGTTGACGATATGTCCCCCAGTCAGTCCAGACAGCAATAGGATAAGCTTTTTGCTCAAATCCTAATTCAGTACCACCGTCAATAAATTGGTTTGGCTTATGTGTGATATGGTCTCTTAAATGACCAATCGACTTACCATATAGTTTTTTGTTCTGAACATCTTCAAATTCATCATAAGGTGTGCTATCATATAGGTGCTTTTCGGCAATTGGAATAGCGGCTTCAACAATAGCTGAACGTTCCTTACGAGATAATTTAAATTTGTCTAACTGTTTAAGCAACTCGTCTTCGCCAGTTACCTCAATCGAACCTAAGCCGGTAGTAACCAATTTCTTATTAATCGCCATATGAATCGCCCCCTCCATAACTTGAAGTGCCAGACACACCAGATGAACCGCCGTTTTTAATAACTGATTTCAATGATAATAAATCATATGACACAATTGCGGCGGTATCTGGTACAATATAGGTTACAATATAATATTTTTTCCTAAACCTTGCCCGATAACTATCGTAATCAAAGTTTGGCCTGTGTTTAACGGCAACTACAAGTGTGTTTTCGTCGTCCATTCCGTTAACACTCGTAATATTTCTATCTGATACCCGATATTGCGCGCAATGAAAAGTATACTTAACATCAAATGTATCGTCATTAATGTCAGCTCCAGAGTTAATAATATTCCCGTTATCTAGCTCTTTCCATGATTCATTTGTGCCAAGCTCTAACTTCTCTTTGTAACGCCATAGGTCAACCTTATTTGCCATTTTCTCACCTCACTAAATGGAAAAGTTCCTGCCATAATTAATAATGGTTTCTAGTGATGAGGAATTAATAGTGCCACTGACAGGTGCACCATCACGCTTTAGATACAAGGTTGTGGCTACTTCCAATATAGCTCTATCTATGGTAGACTCAAATTGTTTTTCACGTTCACCAGCGAACTGACCTGTAATTTTTGATACATAAAAATTAACGTAATCAACAGCATGGTTAAAATATAAATCAACATCTTCATCTGAATCTGCGTTAATTTGGTTTTTAAAATCATTAACGGTCACTGACATCTATCACACCTCCTATGTACCCCAAAATGGGGTAGAGTTATCCAGCCGCTGAAACTGGAGTAGCTGTTACTTCATCTGACTTTTCAGAGTCACCAGCGGCGTTTGTACATACACCTTGCAAGGTATATTCTGTACCGTTCGTCAAACCGTCAACTGAACCGCTAGAAGTTTGACCCAAATCAGCCGTACCAGTCTTACCGTCTGCTGACTTCCAGTAAACAGTACGCTTAGTAACTACTGTACCTAGGTTTGCACCATCGGTGAAGATAACATCAATCTTGCCGTCGCCAGCCTTAGCCATCAATGTTGGCTTACCAGGTACTTGGTTGGTGGTTGTAAAATCATCAATCGTTGTCTTTGAATCTTTACCAGTATAAGCAATCTTATAACCAGAATACTTAGTAGCCGGGTTTAAATCTGAGATTACAACTGGAGATGGTTGATTGGTTACAATCTTTTCATCTTTGTCATCGTAAATATCAAAGTTTTGTGCCAATAGTATTCCCTCCTATCATGTAGGTATGTACACCTCCTCAAACGAGGAGGTTAATAATCGGATTTATTACTTAGCTACCACCGTAGCACTATTCACGTCAGGGGTAACGTTAGTGACCGTTGGCGCCGGATTACTTACTCGCAGGCTTAGCAACCACGAATGCGTCAGGGTTCGTAACAGCACCGTCCATGTAACCATCAAGAACGACTAAGTGACCACCAGCAAGTGCCTGTTGCGTATCAGCCGTAACGTGAGTTAACCGCAAACCTTGCTTAGTCATAATAGTGTAACCAGCGTTAAAGTTACCTAACACGATTTGGCCATTAGCGTTGCCGTTAAGTTGGTCAGATACAAATACAGGAATACCTTGGAATGAGTATCCTGGACGAACACCAACAGCACCCGCAATAGCAGTTTGCATTTGTGGCTTGAAGATTAAGTGTTCGTTGTCATCGTCCTTCAACTTAGATACAGCGTTGAATGCTTCACGAGACATAACGAATACGGCTTGTCCCAAGTATGCAGGGTTAAGTGCAGTCGTTAAACCAATTAATTCGTCTAACGTAGGAGTTGCACCAGCCAAAGTAACAGTTTGGACACCATCACCACCAACAACTGGTTTGAAAGTCTTCGTAGCGTCTTCACCAGTCTTAGCGCCAACTAATACGGCACGTTCGATGGCCTTACCTAATGAACGACCCAAACGACCAACGGCGTAGCTAACGATGTCAGGCGCACCGTCATTAATCATCATGTTAGATAGTTGCATTGAGGCACCGACACGCTTTTGCGTTAATTCAACGTATTTCAAAGTTGGGGTTTGTGCCTTGACTTCTTCAAGTTCACCAACGAAACCATCATCAGAGTTGTCAGTTTCGCGAGCTACCCGCAAGTTACCAGTGATTGAACCCAGCTTGTTAGCCAATGCAAACACTGGAGAAGTTTCTTGTAACTTTTCAATAATAGTATCGGAAACAGTGGTGGGAATAACAACACCACCGTCAGAAGCGGTGCCGTTTACGGCGTTGCCCCATGATAAACCGTTGTCTTGTAAGGCGCGGTCTTCTACGTCAACGTCCTTGTCATGTTCCTTTGCAACTTCAAGGTAGTCATGAACTGCCTTGCTGTCCCGCAATTTGTTACGGAATAGGTCAGCGGCCGCGCGCTTTTCTAATTTCTTCAAATCTTTATCCATCTTTTCAGCACCCCTAGTTTCATCTTTTGTAGGTACGGCATTATGCCGTTGTTCATCTAAATTTGCAATTTCATCGTTAACTGATACAATGTCTGACTTGATAGAACGCATTTCTTCTAATTGCGCGTCAGTAACGGTACCATCTTCAATAGCAGGCTTGAATTCGTCCAGCTTACCTTTTAATGCTGAACGCTTTTCAAGCAAACCCTTTTTTGTCTTCATTAATTAGACCTCCAAATCGTTAATTTGTTTCAATAATTCCCGTGCTTCCATACTGCGCTTTTCAGCACTCTTAGAAGCTTTCTTGCTGGTCTTAGAATCAGTTTCAGTGTCATCATCGGATTCGTCAGTATCGTCTGATTCGTCATCACGTTTTTCACCAGACTTAGCACCCTTAGCTGGCTTCATTGAGTCAGTTTCAGTGTCGTCATCTGTCGCCATGTCAGAACCATCTGGTTCAGGAACATCTTCCTCACCATCACGTTGTGCTAATGAAGTTTGAAGCCCATCTAATACAGAAGCAATAATTTGCTTAGCTAATTCGTCAACATCAATTTGACTCGCTGGAGACAAGGCAGTGACATCTGTTTCAGACGCCACCTGTGTTTCACTAGTATCATCTGGTTCATCATCACGCTTAGCAGGCTTTACAATAACTTCATTTGCAGGAAGCTTTGCGCGCCGTTCTAGCTCAGCAAATAATTCCTTAGTTTCTACGTCTCGTAATTCCAATTCGTTTCCCTCCTTAATATTAACAACTTCCGATACGCTATTAATACCTCTGTGTTCAAGCTTCTTTAGCTCCTGAATACCACGAGCTTCAATGCTAGAACTTAGATAGGCAGGAAAACGTACCGCAGATACTTCTTTCAAAATGATTTCTTTGACAGTCCTTAATGGAATACCATCATCGAACGTACCACCTGTCATGTCCCAATCATCATCAAGAACAATAAATCCGAAACTCATACTCGTAATAACACCGCTTTTAATAAGCTCATACGTGTCACGACCATCATTCGTATCTAAGATTTGTGCTTCCATATACAGACCGTTATCGTCTGCACGTAGCGTTAATGAATGATTGACAGTTGTTGCAAGCAACTTTTGGTCGTCATGCTCTGCATAAAAATCAATTGGGTCTTCTGTTGCAACAGCTTCAACAAACGCTTGTGGTAAAATAGTTTCACGAAACGGGGTACCGTCAGCGGACATCACCTGACTGTAAGAGCCAGCTTTGTTAACATATCCAGAGACCTTTAAAGATTTATCATCAAAAGACAAATCTCGCGTCTCGAAACTAAGTGTTCGTAATTCTTTTTGCTTAATTGTCATTACCTCCTAACACATTATTATCAGCCTTTGTTTGATGGCTGTCATCTTGATTCTTTTGGTTAGGAGCTTTTTGAATACCTTGCTTTTCTCCCGGCTTCTTGTTTGGGGTGATGGTACCGATTGGTTGATTCTTAGGAGTAACCTGTGTAGGGTCTCCTGAATCCTGTCCGGCAACGTCAGCACCTCCAGCGATACCTAAGTTAGGAATCTTCATTTCACCAGTCTTAGGATAGTAAAGAACAGAACCAAGGCTAAGGTTAATAAAGTCTTCCCCTTCGATATTGCTAAAGCCAAACTTGTTACGAAATTCATCATAACTAATAAGTCCTTGCTTGTATAAAGCACCATATGCGGCGACCTTTTCTTTGAAGGTATTTTGCATAATAGTGTCTGTATCAAACTTGAAGAAGTAACCTTCATCTTTTTCAGATTCCAACAACAATTCCTTGTTGATTGCGGCTTCAAAACTTGATAAAATTGGCTTTAAACAATATTGGAAGAATTGCAGGTTGTTCTGCTCATTAGAGTTATACTTATTAGCACTAGCGTTAATAAGTGTTTCTGGTAAGTTAAACATACGAGCAATTTCACCTAACATGCTCTTCTTACTAGAGTCCAATTGCATATTGTCTGGGTTCGTACTAATCTGTTGATAAGACAAGCCACCTTCTAGGAATAGCGTCTTACCAGAATTACCCGCACCAGAATAAGATGAGGCGAACTGTTCCTTTAATTTATCAAGGATTTCAGGTGCTACTGCTCTATCAGAACGCACAGCACCAACAGGAACCGCACCGTTAGACAATAGATTTTTTTCATAATCACGTTGCGCTAATGCTAATTGAAGCGTCCCGGTATAGTTTGCCATAATACCATCTGCTGTAATACCGTCTTGTGAATCCGAGATTACATTCATTAGGTCTTCTTCATCGTATTCAAATGAACCAGCTTCTGAGTTATAGGTATAAACACCATAATATTTATAACCACCATAAGTATAAACTTCGGTAGTAACATAACGAGAAGCTAAAGGATAAATAGCATTAATCTTGTTTTTGCCAGTTCGTTCAATGTAAGTTAGCGAACGACCGTATAGTAACAAGTCTTTAACAACTGAACGCTTATACGTGAAAGCGGACATCTCCTCGTTCGCTTGCTTATTAAGCATTAATACTCGTTCGTCATCTTTAACAGGAAGTGGGACACCTTGGTCACTTGTCTTCATCAACAAAATGTCGAGAGAAGCTACCGTGTCAGCAACCAACGCTAACGCCGCACTGAACGCCGGAATCTCCATAACCGTATCTTCTGTGATAGGTGTATCGTCACCCGTGAAGGCTAACGGCCCTGTACCAGTCTGTGAACGAACAAAAGTACCGCCACGACTATCTTGCCCCGGCTGTTGCTGGCTAAATGGAATTTTGAAGATACTCTTCAAAGACCATTTATTATTTTTATTAGCGATTTAAACTCACCCCTTTTAAAGTAATGTGATGTTGCTTGCACCACCCATAATGTTTGAGAATTCTTCAATCTCCCACAACGACATGGCGTCAACAACCGCGGCGGCCATATCAATCTTGCCGCTTGACTTTTTCTTGTTTAAAAAGTATGATAAATTACTATCAGTGACCATCTTAGCGTTTAAGAAGTTCTGACGTAGCATATCATTTTTATCATACGCAAAGTTTCCGTTCTGCAAGGCTTCACGTAGAAGCTTTGTCCCTGGATATAACCCACGTGGATTCTGTTGAATTTCAACACCATCATAGCCACTGGTAATAAACTTAGCGACCGTAGAACGTGCATTCCACTTATCGTAACCGAATCCTTTAATCTTAACACCATACTTTGATTCGATATTGTAGAAGAAATCTTCCACAAAACCATAATCAATTGTTTCATGACCAGAAGAGAACCCCCAACCTTCATTTTCGGAGTGTTGGTAATCCCAGCCTTCAACCTTTGTTTTAGCAACCATTCGGTCTGCTGGGAAAAACGACCATGCTTTAGCAACGTACTTTTGGTGTCCTTCATCAAATGTAACCATGGCTAAACCAAAGTTATCATGACTTTCGGCAAAGTCAAGGCCCACGAATACATCACGGCCATACCAATCAAGTCCTTGTGGTAATTCGGCTCTATCAAGCTCACTTTCGGTCGTAAATTGCTCACCTTCATCACCATCAACGAAGATGTTCATGTACTTTGTTAAGAAGTTTTGACGCTTATCTTCATAATTAACGGCGTCTTCTCGCTCGTTTAATAAACGTTCTTTGACTTTTGGTATTTCTTGTGATAGTGGGTTGACTTTTATCAATTCTTCATCGTTTGTGGCCCACTCTTTAGGCTTATCTGGCCTATAAATCAACGCAAAATACGTTGGGTCATACAGTTCTCCGTCAGTAATCTTGTCAGTGGCACGTTGAATTTCTTGTGTCATTGGATTGTCGAGAGAATCGTAGGCAGTTGAGATGATAATACCCAACGGGTTATCAACCAACGTCTGACCAGACTTCATGGCGTTAATTGGGTAGCTATTAGGCAAAGCCCCAACTTCATCGGCCAAAAATGCTACTGGTTCACGCGCGTCAAGACGATTATTACTGTTAGCTAGTGGTTTATAGCTATTTTTAGTCAACAAACACGTAATATCCTTGTTGTTAACCTTAAAAAATCGTGCTAATTCAGGCGAACCATCAATTAATGAGTCAATTTGTGTCTTTAACATTGAAGATAACTCTAAATCTGGTGCCACAGAGTAAAACTTTGAATATTTTGGCTCTAAGATAAGCAACAAAATGAAAATAACAGCAGAAATGAAGGTCTTACCATTCTTACGTGGAATTAACATTGTTGCTGTTTGGTATCTTCTCAGCTTGTGATTCTCTTTATGACGCCAACAAAAGATGTTAACAAAGAAAAACCACTGAAAACCAGCCAGTGAGTCATATGCACTCTGACCACGACGTGGGCCAGTTGCCATAATAATTAATTTTAATAGTTTTGAAACACGATTAAGCGCGTTAATATCAAAATAGTAGTCACCCTTGCCACTAAGACTGTCGTTAACCTCTTTGATAAACCTGTCGGCAACGATTTTAACATCTTTATTAGCCAGAGTTTCCCCATTATGAACTTTTAGAGCATACTGATACGCTGGGTGGTCGAAAATTTCTTTATTTTTCAACATATCACCTCGTTATATGCTATAATATAGACTGTAAAATCTACATTTTATGTACCCTCGGCATAAAAGAACATGGAAAGAAAACACCGAGAAACGTTTTACTTTATTGAAATTAAGCTACAAGCTCCCAGCCGGACTCGAACCGACATTACCAGATTGGAAGTCTGGTGTGTTATCCAATTACACTAGGGGAGCAATTTATGATAGCAGAGACATATATTGATGTCTCCAGTCACCGCCACACCCGTGATACTATCATACGTTTCTCTAGACATTTTTAGGATGCTAGTATCCTTACATAGTGGCTTTATGTGCTTGGTAGGGATTTGCACCCTACATGACCTGTTATAGATGACTTAGACACGGATATGGTCTTATCGGACTAACTCCACGGCAGAATTACTATCCATCTATTTTTGAAGGGCAGTAGCTACTCGGATACATTTATGTGTCGCCATTTACCGCTACCTTAATTCCAACCCTTTGTCTATCTGTCATAGCGTCTACTATTCCGCCACAAGCACGTATTAAATCTATTTAATACATCTATTTTCAAACTTCTTATAGGCGTCAAAGTATAAGTCTTCTTTATCGCCATTATATGTTAATTCATAGTACATACCGTCAGATACTGTTGTGCTTAATAACGCCTTGTGGTTTTGAAGAGTCTTACTATACCAAACTACATATACATCCTGATTACTAATACTAGTATTGTCAGTTTTATCCATATGCTCGTTAGTATAGTCTCTTACTAATTTAGTGCATTTTTCAACAAATTCATTACTTGTCATAGTTTTCCTCTCTTTCAATGTATGTCCTATAACCTTCTAGTTCCAAACTAGGAACTCTACCCTTTGGTAGTTGCGGTGGCAGGAGTCGGACCTGCTATTTAAAGGTTATGAGCCTTTCGTGATTTTCCGTTTCACTCCACCGCAATGCTCTCGGTGGGATTCGGACCCACACTGGATGGCTTCTAAGACCACTATCTCTGCCGTTGGATTACGAGAGCAATACAAGTGTCCGCATTGGCTTGCGTAGTATACTTTAGCTTTTACGATATATTCTGCCATACACTGAACAACGCCTACTAACTAGGAGCTACCAAGCTAGCTGTTGTTCCATTATAATGTGTAATCCAGCACGATGACTGATAACTTTCAGATGTCTTTAGGCATATAATATTTTATATTTATATTTCTACATATAATATTTTTATATTTGTATTCCTAGATTTACCCTACTAATACTCAACTAGTTACTTATAGGAGGAATTACCCTCCATCAACTAGAAAATAGCTTACTGATTTCCCTACTTGGTTCTGCTAGTTATCACACTAACATTAGCTTAGGGTCTGCGTATTATGCTATCGTAACTGTTGATGCATTTATCGACAAGCTTGTATCTAGTACTGAATCCGCGATGGCTTTCTTTCACCACAACCCTTGTCACTACAACAATAGGTTTATTAAATCTACTAGCTATCACTATATAGACGTAATACACATTATGACAGCACTGCTAGGCGAGATTGACAATCTCTTATACACTAGCTTGACACTATGTATAGTTATGGTTGAAATTCTTTCAAATTATCAGCCTAAAATATATGATGATACTGCCCGAGCTGGGTTCGAACCAGCGACCATATGATTAACAGTCAGATATTCTACCACTGAACTACTGAGCAATAACATTAAGCTAGACTTTTTACACAGTGGAGTGTTGTCAGATTTAATGCTTAATGTCTCAACACCTAAATAATGGGTATGTATGCCCAACGCACTGGCACCCTAAGTGTCATGTTATTGGGGCTTTGTCTATCTCAACCGGGGTTAGACCAGATAGACTTGGTTTTCTACTCGTAAAAGAATGCTCGCCTCCAAAGGCTACTCCGTTATGGAACTTTTACTTTCGTATGCGCGCTTCTCGGAACTTAAAACTGTGTCATTTATTATAATTTAATTCGCCAGACAAGAAATCATTGATTGTTTCTTGCATTTCTTGCATGAATTTTACTACACCAGCAACTGTATAGTTTTCGGGGACAGGGTTGCCAGCGCCGACGTATGACAGAAGGACTTGCACTTCCATTCCAAACCGATTAAGAATACTTTTAATTGGCCCTAAAAATTTACACTCACAACTTGATAAATCTCTAATAAACGGGTCTTCATAGTTGATTTGTTGGTAAACAATATGAGATAAACGGTCGTTGCATTTATCATCATCAAAGTCCATACTGCCACCAGAATCATTATTTTTATCTCTATAACTAGCAACTGCTCTCTGAGTCATCCAATCAAGATAATAATAAAGTTTCTTTAATAAGTTACATGCACTGTTCGCTTGGTCATCAGACCTAGCGCTAACCTTAATTACATCTAAGTTCAAATCACGTTCTCTTTGCATCATATGCTCAAAGTTTTCAAGTTGATAAATACTTCTTGATTTTGTCATTTGACTTTACCTACCTTTTTCTTTCTTAAAATGGGTACAACTCCCAAAATAAGCATATTACTATGTAACATAAGCGAGTTAAACTACCTCGCTGTATTTTGCTCCTTGAGCTAATTATGTAGCCTAGCCTAATCAAGACTAGGAAGTAATATCTTCAATCATCACTGTTGATAATACTTTCAAGCGCGCTGTTGCCTTTACTTCTATCTTCAATGGTTAACGCGCTTAGCTGTGCCCGACTCGATGGTGACAACCCATATTGTGTTGACAACACCCTGAACCTATCAAAGAATTTAAGGTGAGTTTTAATATATGGATTTTCAACCGTCTTATATCCGTTCTTGGTTTCAACGGTAATCATAAGGCTACCGCCATCATCTGCCATCGCTTTGTTTGACTCTTCCATACGAGCGAGACATTCGGCAAGTGCGCCCACCCCCATTCTATCTAAGTTAGACAGAATATCTGAATCCTCTAACAAGTCACAAATATAGTCGTAATATTTTTCAGCGGTTTCCCACCCTTTGATAAAGTCAGGTGCCACACGTACCTCGTCGTTAGCACCTTTTAGTCGCTCCTCGTCTTCCATTCTTTTCTTTAAAGCAGAAGCCGATTCGTTGTGACCTTTAACTAGCGCCGCAGGCTTTCTAGCGTTAGGCATGTGTTCACCCCCTTAGAAATGAAGTGTATCATCTAAATTTATTTTAGTCTTTGTTAAATTCCAGTCGAAGTCGATACCGTTTAGACCCATAGCTAAGTTGCATTCACGGCAAAGTGTGACGCAATTTGATTCGTCATACATTAGCTCTGGGTGCTTGACACGTGGTTGTATGTGATGTACAGTCAAATCATCATAAACGTGTTTGTGTAGCTTTATTAAACAACGTTGACACTCACCACCGTCTCTTAGAATAATCTTCTTTCTAAAAGAGCGCCACCTTTGAGATGTCAAAGCTTTCTCTGTGACTGTTTGATTTTGACGTGCAACCCTTGCATTACGATTGTCTCTCTTCCTTTTTGCAGGACAATTATGAGAACTCGTTTCTACAATCATTCCACAATAAGGACATACAGACAAGTCTCTACCCGATTGTGTATTCTTCAAGGTCATCACCGTCCACTTCAAGCAAGTTGCCACAGTAAGGACAAATGACATAATCATCTTTCTTGTTTATCTCAACTGGAGTCGAACATGACGGACATTCTTTTGTCATGCTAAGTCCTCCCTTTTTATATGTATTGTCCTGATAAGAAAGGCTTAGGAAACATTCAGGACGTTCCAGTTAGTGCACTGAACTGTAGTTTTTGAACAACATCTCAATTACCCACGGTAATGATAGTGTTCGCCACATTCCATAGTATATGTAACGGGAGAAATTAATCTCCCGTGGAGGAAAGTATAATAATGAATGAATTAGTGAATTGAATGTATTAATAGAATATTAGTCGTCTGACTTACCATTAATTAGATTTCTGGTTTCAACAGATAAACCGCTTGCCCATGGCTGTTTGAATTTAATACTACCATCTGGTTCGTTATCCCAACCATGAACTAAGTACCGTACCGCATTTAATTTTTCTTCTGTGTCAATGTCATCACTTGCATATAGAATGGCTTTAATAATCTTTAACTTGTTATCACTTGAATCCATTATATATTCCTCCTTTATAATATGTAACTAGATATAAGTGGCATAGCCACTAACTAAGAGTAACTCGCTAACGCTCGAACTCTTAGTTGCATTCATGTTGTGTTAACTATGAGGTCGCCAGACGCGACATCGGGACACCCCCTCACCGTCAACACCAACAGCAAGCTGTTGTTGTTTCCTCTCCCCCTAGGCCCTTACACTATACTCAAAAAGCGGGGAAAATATTGTCGTTTTTTCGTAAATTTAAACACTATTTTCCCCGCTCAAAAAAAATATTTTTGATAAATTTTTATCATAGCAACAAACGTTGATATAAAGTCATTTTGAAGATGACATAATAAAAAATTATTTTTCGTTTATTGTTGACAAACGACAGCCATCAATCTATAATATATACATAAATTAAAAGGAGGAATAAAATTATGGATAGTCGTTTAACACAAAAAGGATTAGATGAAAACTTATTGTTAGAGGAACTTGAAAATTGCAAGGAGCTAGAATACGATGATGGAGTGATTGCTAAACTTGGCTCAGTAGATGAAATCCTAAAATATGGTATGTTAGTTCCAGAATCTGAAAATTCTCGACATTTAGCATATATCATCTACGGTATCCAACAAGGATATGACATTTCTGAGCAAGATAGTAAATTCTTAGATAGTATCGACAGTAGATTTATCGGTCACAATGAAAAGAAGGACTTAACCAAACGAGAAATTCTCTGCTTATTCTTAAATCAATACTGGGACTGGTCAAAGCTTGAATGGTACAATGATAGAGACACATCTGTTGTTATTAAGGATTTATTCAAGGAATACTCAAAATTCTGTGCAGACCATAGATTTGGCACTCGTACTAGAAAAATGAAGTATGATGACTTTAGAGACTATATGTCAAAATATGGGATACTAAAACGAGACCGTCAAAAGGTTAACGGTAAGGAAATCGACCGATACGTTATCCAGTATCTTCCGGCCTACAAGGATTCATTGAAAGAAGTTCCAGACTTTGACCTATCAAAGCACAAAGAAATTAAAGAAGATAATTTAGAATAATAGTTTGACATATCACCGAATTAGGTGGTATGATACATATATAGAAAACGAGGTGATAATAATGTTCTTTCTACAATCGTCAGGAGTTTACATTAATTTACAGTATATCCTTAGTATCAACAGTATTCTTCGTGAAGTACGATTAACTAATCAAGATAGTTATAACTTAACAAAAGAAGAAATTGACAGACTTGTAAAACTACTAGGAGTTAAATAAAGAGGTGACAATAATGTTAAGATATGGCTTTTTTCACTTTATGGTATCGTTCATTCTTGGGTTAGTGGCCTTGGCAATCCTTGGGATTGTAATTATGGGAGTGTCTGTGTACCCTCATATCTTAGTTCCGATTTCAATTTTTCTAGGAGCAGTTGTAGAAGTATGTAGACGCATGTCTTAATTAGGAGGAAATATAAAAATGGAAAACGGTAAAATTCAAGTTATGGTTAATACTGGTTCAGTATACGTAGATAGTGATTTTGACCAAGCTATGACAATTGCATTATTGTTGCATTCAGCCGCAAAGATTGTCAAAAAAGAAAATCGGAACAACGATGATAAATTAACAGATTTTGAATTTGCAAATTTAGCGCTAGAAAGCTATGAAGATTAAATAGGAGGATATATAATGGTTAAAATTTTAATTGAAGTTAACGAAGATGGGAACCATATGAAGGTACTTGAATCTGACGATGACTCAAATGTATCAGACGCATTAAATGCTATTGGCACACCATTAATGCACCTGATTCTTGATGTTTGTGACTATGACTATCAAGAATCTGTAGACATGTTAACAGAATTGCTGGACGCCTATATTGAAGCCAATGGTGTTGGAGATGATATTAAATGAAGATAATGTATAAGAAGCCGAAACCAACAGAAGGAGAAGTATTACAGTCTGGAAATGTCGTTAGTTATGACGGCAAGACATGCCTTGTAATCTCTAAGAAAGGTGGAGAACGTCTTCTTTATGGTTTGGTTGATTTAACCACTGGAAAATTAATTTACGGGTTAATGGAACTTAATGAGTTCTTTGAACGCTTTTCAATTGATAAGTTCAATTATATCAATGATAATACGTTAGTAATCCATTAGGAGGAAAATATGAAGATTAATGAAAAAGCAGAAACTGCAAGCGACATGTATGAACCCGGCAACGTGATTGTGGCTCATGGCAACTATTATTTAGTAACTTCCGAATATTCACTGGTTGACCTAGAGAACGGTAAGGTGTGTGTAACGTCAGAAGATAAGGAAAGTTTAATTAGTCATTCATATGACAAAAACAATGACCACCTATTGAAAGGAACATATTTGGTAACGTTTTAGGTGAACATAATGGATATATTTATTAGTTTTTGTGTAGGATTTATGACCATGTTTTTGATATTGGTTGCAATCGGACTGGTAATGTTTGCAATATCAATGATTGAACAAACTAAGGTGTGTCAGTTTATATTAAACAATAATATAATCTACAACGTTATATTGACAATCTTGATATTAGCGGCGATTGCAATATTCGTATACGCGACGATATATATTGGTCAATTAATGATGAGTCAAGCTTAAAAAGTGAGGAATAAGATATGAATAATGTTTTAGATGAATACTATAAGATTTTGTTAGAAAATATTAACCCTAAGGACTTTGCAGAACGAATGTATAAAGAAGCAACGAACGATGGGAATAAAAGTGAACATAAAGCGTTACTTGAAATTGAATACATTTTAAATAACGTTAACGGTGGAGAAGTTGTACAAGGATTTAATAATAGCGTACTAGAAAATTGCTTTAGAATTGCATTTAAAAATGTACTACCAAATTTTGACAAAGAATTTGAAGATAAGGTAATTAATTTAACTATCAATACTAAAAACTCGTGGTCAAATTATACAGATAAGTTTTTTGAAGTCATTGATATTGTAAAGAATTTATATTAATTGAAAGAAGATATATTATTGGATAATTTAAATGGAGTGCTTGTAGCTAGTGTTGTAGATGGTAACTTGAAGTTTGGCTCTGATATGAGTGATGAGGGAGCTTGGGCTTTATTGATGATGGCACTAATCTCGCAATCACATAAGTTAGGATTGGAAAATAGTTCAACTCATAGCTTATTAGATACTGCGTGGGAACGTGTAGAAGAAATGGAATAGATATAGGAGAGTGTAATAATGGTAGGCATTAATATTGACAATAATATTAAAGTGACAGATGACTATGAGCCGGGAGACACGTTAATGCAAGTTGCTAATAATCAGTTAATCAGTGACGCTGTTTACTTTGTGGTTTGCAATGCGTCAGGCGAGTCAAAACATTACTCGTTAGTGCCAATTATGACACGTTATCAAGACAGTATTGAAGCGTCATTTAATAGCATGAATAACTTAATTTCGTATTATCGTCGTCAAAAAGTTTATTTTACAAAATGCGACGTCTCGATTAGTGTGAGATTGGAAAAGTGATGACATGAAAGATAAGATTGGGAACTTTCTAGCGTGGATTGTTGCATTGTTTATTGCTGGTGGTTTGTACGGTTTTGTAATGTGGCTTTACGGTTTGTATATTAAATGGATTATTAGCTAAAGAATATTAGTCACCGATTGGTGACTTTTTACATAAAAAAGTGTTGCATTATTTTTGATAACGTGATATGATTTAGACAATCAAAGAAAGGAAGTTTGAGAGATGGATAAGTGCGCCCTGAAGCAGCCAAAAAAGATAACCCTATTTTTTCTGAACTAGGATTCTGTGTGTTTAAGGG